TGTGAACCCGGTCGCTGCCGCGGTTGCACTTCCTTGAAACCATCCCATCGCGGGAGTCGTTTTGATGAACTGGCTGGCCGCGTGGTTAACCTTAATTTGGTTACCCAGCTTCTCGCCTTCCTTGCCGACCAAACCAATAAGGTCACCCATTACAGATTTCGCAGAGACGTTTTTACCTGCAGTGGAAACATACTGGTTCGTCAGCGCTTCGATACCTTTGGTAGTATCTTGCTTAAGGAGATTTCGCGCTTGCGTAACTGCACCGCCGTACTCTTCGTATAGTTTGCTTCGCGCATTCCATGCATCGCCGAGTCCGGCATCTTTAAATGTTTGCTTAACCTGGTTCTTCCAACCACTCTTGGTTGTAGTCACTATACGCTGAAGTTGAGCATTCGAACCCGAGAAGGCTTCATCGGTGAGGTTGTTCAAAAGTTTTTCGAAGGCCACTAGAGCCTTAGCTGCGCCTTTGCCTTTTAGTTGACCAGCACGGCCAAAATTATCCAGCATGGTCACAATCTTTTTCACGGCTTGGGCGGACTCTGCAGAGAGGGGCTCTACAGCCAAACCTTGACTAGTACGAATACCGATCTGACGTTCAGTAAAGGGAACGAACAAGCTCTGTCCGTTCTTTCCCTTCTGAATATATCCCATTCCGAGTTCTTCTACTTTGGAGATCGCTCCATCCGCAAACTCTCTCAGATTTACAACCAATTTGTTCTGGCCGGCAGCTTCAACAACGTCGTCAACTGCCTTACCAAACTGTCGAGGCAGTTCTTCTTTAGCTAGAGTTAAGAGCTTTTCACCAAGATCAATATTTTCTTTAACTAAGAATTCTTTACCAGCTTCCCAGCGCGCTTTGGGACCAACAGCGCTGCGCGCCTTCATCATCGCGTTTCCAACTTCACCAAACTGGTCAACTACCGTTTCCATCGCTTCTGGTTGGATTTTGGCCAGAGAACCAACGGCGCGTGTAAATAGCGCCTTCGAAGCATCGGACGATGTTTCAGCAATATTCTTAATAGCCTTACCAAGTTTATCCAGACCGGGCTTCGCACCCATGCCGATAGCCTGTCCGCCCATCGTGAAAATCGTCTCAAGACCAACATCCATCAGTTGTTCTTCGGGAGTCGCATCATAAGTACCTGCGATGCGCCCGAGCGATGTACGAATCAAACCAGAAGCCGTACCGCCCGCACCTGCACCAGCAATCATGCCGCCAAAACCAGCAACGGCACCGCCTGCAGCACCAATAGAAGAAGTCACCGCGTTGATCGCGATATCACCAAGGTCGAGAACGTCTTTCGCGAGCTCTTTCGTTTTCTGCCAAGCATCGCCGTTACCTAGAAACTTCGGATCAACTCTGTGCCAAGCGCCGTTCTTCTTCACAACCATGCCTTGCTCTTGGTCGAACATGGCATCCTCAAAGTTCTGCTTAAGGTATTGCACCGATCCCTTGGTGTTACCCATAGACAGTTTGGCGCGGTCAGCAAACGAGACGGGGGAGATTTGAATAGGATCGGAAGGAGAGTTGTACTCGGTTTTAACCTTGGTCAGGTCAACACCAATATCCGTGGCAAGGCGTGGAAGGTCTAGTGCCTTCTCGTTACCTTCCGGATCGAGCACAAAGGGTTGTCCTGCATCGTCGACACGCGAGAACTTCAACCCAAGATCGTTGATCAACAGACCAACATCGAATGTTTGTTTTTGGTCAGCCATTTATTTAAGGTAACGACTAGGGGCTCCAAGACCGCCGGGCGCAGGCGCAGAAGCTTGGCCAGGAACCGCGGGATCGCCCATTTCCATGAGCATTAAAGCGTCGGCAGGCAACATAAGGTCCATCACTTCGGCCTTATCGCGACCAGTGAGTTTGGAAGCCTGACCAGAGAGAAGGTCGGCCCGGCGCATAAGCGCACCCTTGGCACCGCTATTAAAGATTTTGGCGAGATTCATTAGTTGCTGACGGTCAGAATCGAGGAGAGTTCCCCAGATATTCTTTTTAGTCGAGCGCATAATGCGATCCAACAAACTACGTCCGCCTGCGAACGCGTTACGTTCGGCTTCGGTCAAGTTACCAACTTCGCCTGAAGCTTTAGCGGCGAAGGTTTTGAGAACTTCGTCAGTAAGCGATTCTTTATTGGTTATTGCTTTAAAGAGTTTTTGAGATGCATCTAAAGCTTCAAAAGTTTTAGCGGACAAGGAATTAAACTTAGCAGTACTCCGCTCAAGAATACCAAGAGACTTTTGGTCCAACTTTGAACCATACATGGTCTTGATTTGTTCCATGCGTGTAGCGCGTTCCCTATCCAGAAGCTCCTTAGAACGTTGCCGCTCCAAAGGAGTTCCAGAAATATAACCTTGTTCGGCCGACTGAATCAGAGGGGCCTTGGGCGCGATAGACTGAGACACCTGAGCGATATCTTCGTTGGGCGCGCCAATCTGCGAGAGTTGCATCGTGAGGCTGTTCGCAATCTGACGCAAACCCATAGTTCGCTCTTGCTCGTCAGCAATAGACGCATTCATTTGGTTCACTTGCTCATTCGCACCAGCTATCGCCTTCGAAGTAGCAAGGCGTGTAACGCCACTATCCAAAGCCTTAAAAGCTGATAAAATTTCACTCAAATCAGCCATTACTTAACCTCGTGTTCCCATTCGTTGTAAGAAACTCCAAACAGACGAAGGACCAAATCCCGATGCGGCCGCAGGGCCAACAGGGGAAGGCGATATACTCATACCGTCGAACGTTAAGCCCGTGGTATTTCCACCGCCACTATAGGGACCTTGTGAACCAAATCCGGTTGTAGCTCCGGGGATGGTAGGACCAAATCCAGATATGCCACGGCTTACCGCGCCGGGACTAGCTCCGGACCAAGCTCCAAGGGAACCAATTCCCGTAGAAGAGCCTGGAGCGGTCGGACCATATCCAGAAACTCCAGGGGGCGGGCTTCCGGGGAAGAGTCCCGCAATGTTATCAGCCATGCCAAGACCTGCGCCGAGGCCAGCAATACCGCCAGTCAGTGCATCGCCAAGACCGCCGCCCTGTTGAGACTTACCCCAACGTTCGCCGGTTTGTAGTCTAAAGTTCCGTTCCGAGTTCACTATGTTCGAACCAAGTGCTGTAATCGCTGCGCGGTTACTAAAAGCTTTGGCTGCCATAGAATCAAGAAGTCCAACGTTCTGTTGGGCATATCCGAGGCGCGCGCCCGGGAGATTCATCGCAATAGTATTACCATAGTCGGATTGCTCAGCATCCAGAAGGGCCTGGTCTTTCATGAAACCAGTACGGAGTTTCGCTTGAATAATAGGATCGTCGACACCGCGGCCAAGTCGCGCAGCAAGGCGACTAGCTTCAGTATTTTGATCATTAAAGTTTTGTTCGAGTTGGGTGCGGCGTTGATTAAAAAGGCCGCCAGCAAGATTGTTACCAGTAGAGATATCATCGGCAGTGGGGATACCGCCGGTACGAGAATACTCTTCCAACATGGACGAGAAACTACGTCCAGCCGAAGTAGCATTCTGAACATCGGACAACCCAGGTCCGGCATTGGTCAGATCTTCCAACCCAGCCATTCCACGGTTCTGTAAACCAAGGGCACCTGTCTCTGTGTCAGAGGCCGCTGAAAGGGTAATTCCAGAAGAATCTTCTCTACGCTTACCCATCGCGCCGGATACGGCTCCGGCCCCAAGGCCAGCTACGCCAAGGGCTATACTAGAAAATGCAGGCATTCACTAACTAACTTTAAAGCGGTTTAAATAGTTGGGTTACACTTGTATCCCCAACCAAATAACCATGTTTTTTTAGCCGTTCCATCCATTCAGCATTATTGCTGGACGTGAAAACGACTCGATATCCAAAATTCTTAGCTACGGAGTGCAGCATGCTCATTAGAAGATCCAGGCCGTAGTGCCTAGTATCGCTATCTGCATCCGGGTTCGAAACAATCCATTCAGCCCAAGCTATGTTCTCGGGCTTATAAAGGAAGCCTGCACAGACAGGTAATCCGTCTCGTTCAACTACTATGCCTGTGGGCGGCAAACTGTGAAGATGTACCGGCGGGAAGTCTCGCCTGGTCCACCAATCAACTAACATCGCGTAATCACTGTGGGGATTGAATTCCCGAACTAACATCCCATTATTATAACATTTCTAGTTAGTTATATTAATTTAGACTTCTCTAACATATAGGCGACAATGATAAACTGCCGCCCTCGCGGATGTTCCAACAGTTGCACGAATCTGTACCTTATATGTATGTGAGCCTGCGCTGGGAGCAATCCTAACGTGCCTTACAGAGCCTGGTCCAAAGCCTGCAAGGTTTGTAGTAACAGCGTAGGTAGAAAGTCGTATCTCTGCGATAGCGTTTCCATCTTCTAGGATAGCTAATGTTCCCTCACAAAACTGATCGACGCCCGCGTTAAAGAAACCAACGATTGAAGCTCCTTCTGACGACGGTATCAAACCAATCTCAACGTGGCGATTAGCTACAGTCGTGATTGAAACGCTCAGGTTAGTTACATCAGTATAACTACTTGATGTAGTATCAAACGTTCCGCTTGCACCTGATACGGCGTAATTTGGATTGGCAAGCTTAGCGTTCGTAACGTTCGCCGCGGCAATCTTGGCAGTTGTAACGTTGGAGTCAGCTATCTTATCCGTAGTGATATTACTATCCGCGATCTTATCGGTAGTAACGCTATCGTCCGCAATCTTATCCGCAGTAACACTATCATCAGCAAGCTTATCCGTTGTAATATTATCATCCGCAATCTTAAGTGTTGTAACGGCACCGTCAGCCAGCTTCGCAGTCTCTACTGCACCTGTATCGATCTTTGCAGCAACAACGCTGTTAGACGCAAGATTAGCTGCACTAACCCCTCCGGCTTGAATATTGTCGGAGTCAAGTTTGGTCGAATTGACGAAAGCCTCGATCGAATCTTTAATGGCATCTAGATGCGCTTCAGTAAGAACTGAACCATCATCATAGCTTTTTGTAATCGTTAACGTGGGCATTTATTCAGTAACCTCATTCATCGGGCTCGAAGGCTCGTAGAACAAAACAAATCCTTGAATTTCTATTTCTTCGTCTGTCCCGGATTGCGTAATTGTGATTTGAACAGACCGGCCATAACCATCCATGCTGTAGACATAGGGAGCCAGTACGGCGTCGACTCCCAAGAGTGACGTTCCCAATACGAATGTACTGCCAAGAAGATCTGCCGAATCTTGCTGAGAAAATGCGAATGATTGAGTCGGAAAGTTATCTATCTTTACTGACGCGGTAACTGTGTGAGTCCCAATCGGGCGGTAAATCAATCCGAAGCCCTTAAAGGCGTGAATTATTAAGTTATCACCAGAAGGTGCAATGTATCCGGTTCGAATTCTCGGAATAATCGCCGTTTCCGTACCAGACGTATTTAAGTCGTAATTGGTTCCGTTGAAGGTCTTTGCAAGTCGAGTAGTGGAGCCGCCCAGAAACAGTCGTTTCATATCGGTCTGTTGAACAATGAACATGCATTCGCAGGAAACGTCCGGCCAAACGTACCAACTCTTAAGCGGCAAGTTGTATAGATAGATCGATTTATTCTCGCCGGACGCAGTCTGTTCGTCGGTCAATGCAAATGCCACACTGTTAATGTGGTTAAGGTACCTTCCCCAAATATATTTGCGCCGTGCTGCCGGAATACTTTCGATGAAAGTCGCTTGGATCGGGGCCGACAAAAACGCCGCTTCGAAATCACCGAACTTATCTGTGGACGCCAGCGAGTGAATTCCACGCTCAGAGACAAAGACCATATCGTCTTGGTCAATTTGGGCTATGGAATTTTGTCCAACACAACCTAAGCCCTTACTGACCTCTACGATTTGAAACGTCTCAGGCGTTTCCCCTAAAATCTTGTACAGCTTCGTTTTCTTCGCGACATAAAGGACACCTTTAAATGTCGGGAAGATAGCCGTAATACCTTCTGGATCTCCGTCGCCAGTGCCTATATCTAGAGCTCCGCTATCTCCGATGCCGTTCCACTCTTCTTCATTACCTGTCGTCGAGTAGTGTAATCTATCTATACGAGTCTTATCGTTGCACCAGACTCGACCAAGATGGGACTGTAACAGCGAAGCTTTTGGGGGAGTTCCACCGAGATCCGCGATATCCCCCGAGCCTGTCCAAGCCTTCACAACGTTGTTTGCTCCGTCTACGGCAACCAACAACTTATTGTTAAACACTAACATCGTTGCAGTTGTGATAGCTGCAGGATATGCAGTGCCTCCGTCTGTAATTGCTGTGCGCGCGCCAGACGTGGGGTTATATGTATAGAAGTTCTTCGCGTCGCTCAGAGTGACAACCTTCTGAGTCTTACCCGCAGCGGTTCCATACCAGAAATCAATACCGGCTATCAGTGAGTCAGTACCATTAGATGCATCGTCCCAGTCGAAATCGATACCATCGCGCTTCTTTCGGCTCCCTTGAGTACCGAATACGATGTTATCTGCAATCGTGAGCTCGTTCGCACCAATCGTGGATGCGTCGAGTGAGGTATTTAGTCCCCCGATCCAGGGGAAAACCTTTAATGGAATAGGCGGCATTAGCGCCCCCTACGTCTACGTCTCAAGTTCTGTAAGTAGGACTTAGATGGAATAAGTTTGGCTTGGTCGGTGCTATCGCCAATTCGGCCAGCCATGCGCGCGAGTTTGTTATAAAATCTCGCTTCATTTTTGGCTGCAGCATCAGGAAAGCGCTCACGATCCCACGATAACATTAAGCCGCCGTAAACTAATACGTTTCTATCTTTGAGCGGTATCCGCGGTTCGTCCGAGTCCTCGACCAACGCGGGCGGGCTCTGGATGTAATCGATGTGAAGCGTGTGCCTATCTTCCGAAATCGCAGGATAAAGGTGCAGTTCTTTGTAGGCTTCCGTCTCAGTGTCCTGATTCAGAAGGCTAATAGAAATACTGGTATCCGCAGTGGTCGACTCAGTGTATTCGATCGCGTTGGTATATGTGATTGTGGTAGTCGAAACCGACGAAACCACAACGGCCGTACCCAAATAGCTATAGTGTCCAGCGCCAGTAATAAGAATGCGGTCGCCTTCTTCAAGGTAATCCGCAACAGAGGTTGCAAATACAATCGTCTTTACATATCCAGCCGACGCGCGCGTAGCCGAGGCCGGGAGTCCAGAGATAGCTGTAAATTGAACAGGATCGACAGGCTCACCAGTGTGGTAGCAAGAAGGAACGCCTTCACACTTGGGATTTGCGTTAACGATACGTCGAAACTCTTGTAGACCTTTACCTTCAAGTGGACTCTCAAGATCGTCGTGCGTGACTTCTACAGTCTCAGAGCAATCAACCGGAAGCGCGATGCGGTCAGACCAAACAGTATATGTAAGGTCGGTGTCTGTTTCGCCGGAAAAAGGGGCTTCGAGAATCGCAGTAGCATCGCCAGCGGTATGCGACAAAATCCGATACCGTTCAATTTGGCCCTGAACGCTGAACCAGCGGCCTGACTGAGAATTAGCCGGGGCGGACGAAAACGTAATAGAAGGCGAGCCTTCAGTAACCGATACAGTGCCCGTTTCAATCGCCGCGGGAACTGTCAGGTCAATACTCTTCTTAAGCCACTTCCAGTTATGAAAAGCCGCAACTTCTTGTTCGTAAATCTCGTTTACGTTGCGTTTAATCCGCTTGATAGACTCTAAGTCACCAGCTTGAATCTTCATTTCTTCGCGGATTGCGGCCACGATATCTGAAAATGTTCTGACTCTGTAACTGATAGCCAAGACTAGTTAACCTTTACTTTCGCGAAGTACGCACGTCACAACCGCGTTCGTTAGGGTTGTGGGTCGGATACTCGACGTAAAAACGATCGGAGATTGAGAAAAATCGAAAATTTGTGTGGTACCATCAGTTGCAACTCTCAGATCCAATTTAGTTGCAAGTGCACCGTCTGCTAGAACCACTTCAGCGTCAGCGGTGGTAGCTGAAACGATAATCGACGTAACTCGACAAGGAAGCGCCAACTCATCGTCAGCCCCTTCGTATTCGGTATCAATATAGAACGTATTTCCACTACGCTTATTGGCCATTTACTTTTCTTCTTTGGCAGGCGTAAGTGCTTCTGGCAGTTCTTTAGGAACGATAAAATTCTTTTGCTTCGCCACAAAACTAAGGAGTGAATCGTACATGGCACGAAAGGTTTCTAGCTCTTCCCCACTCAGTTCAATCTGAATAGCGGGAGAACGGCCGGTTAGTTCTGGCTTACCTTCGACTCGATATTGTGTGTAACAGAGCACTCTCGCGGCATTAATACCGCTTTGGTCAGGCTGAACAGCAAATGCGAAATTTGTTACGACATTCTGATCAAGAGACGGTTTTGAGCGCTTCCGTTTCATTTTTAATACCCGTTTTCAATCAATAAGATTTTGTAAGTCGACGCATCCGAGGCATTAGAAGAAGTAATCGTGTAGCCGCTACCTGCACTGGGCGTGAAGGTCAGAAATCCTTGGTTAGATGCACTCGTACAACTAGCATAGAAGCACGTGTTAGCAGTTACACTTGCATTGGTAACGCTAAGCGTGCCGCCCGAAAGAGTCTTTGTTTCAAGCCGCTTACCGTCAGCATTGCCGTTAGTGTCTGTGAAACAAAGTTTCCCTGATGTACTTCCATTCGAATTCAAACCGAAATTCAAGTTGGTCTGCATTCGATAAATGCTGGAAAGTCCGGTGTAGATTTCCACATACGGTCCGGCGGGATTTTTAACAGAAAATGCCTCTACGTTATTCAAGTCAACGCGGCGATTACTACCAGCGACTGTTCCAGAATAAGAAAATTGAGCGATATTACTGCTTAGATTAAGTGAAGTCGCTTCGCTAGACGGAACGAAACCAATCGTCTCATTTACAAATATGCCTTTAGGTGCCCGATAGCCCGGCAACGCAATTTGCTGCCCTTCGCGCTTCACCCAGCCAATATACGATATGTTATTGGTTAGGAAGCCTATGTCCCCTTGAGGTCTATCACCAGGCCCGACTTCCATCCATATATCTGAACCGAGAGTTGCAACTTGCGGCCCGTCGCTATCTACATCGCCGCCTAGAAACAGATAGGCATCGCCCTCTGTATCCTCGAATTGAGCGAAATTGGATGTGATAATTGGGCGATCGCTCCCATCACTCAGGACCAGCAAGCTATCAAAAAAATCAGCTTCATCCCCAGTAAATGCAGCATCCTCGAACGAACCGCTGGAACCGCCGCTAGAAGGCGGATTAGATATTGAAAAAGGCATTTATTTCTTTCAGGAAGAGATTATCGAGCGACGTAGAGGATTTTTACTTTGTTGCCGTTCGTCTCTGCGTCCACATAGATCGATGCCAAATCAAACTCTTCACCGCCGGGACGACCAGATTGGTCTGCGCCGTAGGCGAAAACCGCATCGGGCGCGAGCGCGATACCGCGTCCAGCCGCAACGTCTGCATCGCCGATGTAGATTTTTCCTGTGTTGTCCTCATGAGCCTGAAGAACACAACTAGTGCAGCGAAGAAGCGTGCCCGAGTTTATCTGGACACGCGTTCCCGCAGTAGTAACCGTCAAATCAGCAAGTGTTTTTAGCTTAACCATTTTCGCTACTCCTTAAATTATCGGATTAGCGTTCCAAGCCGACGTATACGTAATCCACAGACATGGTTTTCGCGACCGCTTCACCGTTTTGGAGGCAGAGCGTGAGCGCCAACTTGTTCGTTTGCTCGATATTCGTAGTGTGCGTGGCAGTCAGAGCGCGATTGATAAAGAACTTAATCGACGAAACACCATCCCAGTAGAAACTGGCCGTGACGTACGTGTCCGCAACCATGGTCGCGGCACTATTAGTTGTCTCAGTCGTGTTATCTTCCGTAATCGACAGTAAGCTAGTTGAGCCATCAAGCTTACGGAAACCGATCGAATCAGTCGTCCCGGCGATGAGCGACGTATCCGTCGAGGCGAAACCAACAAAGCAATCCGCTTGCGTGGCGTCCGAAATTTTGAATTTGCACTCAAACCAGGCGCGTTTGCCGGGCGAGATTTTAAACCACATCTCGGTGCTTTGAAGCTGAACAACATCGTCGTCAGCGGCATCGTTAGTGAGCAACAGAGCTCCACCAACTTCATCGGCAGCAAGGGCTTGCGTCGCACCAGATTGGGTTTCAGTAACAACCCAGTCGGAAGCGGCATAGTCTTGAGCAACCAAAAAATCATTAAAATATTCAATAAGGTCCGGAGATTTACCAACGGGAAGGTTCGAGAACCATTCGCGTTCGCCGCGATTACAATCACGGTTAAGTACGGGACCAGGGAAACGTGTAGGCATTGTTAGTCTTTCATTAAGGCGCTAGTGCGCTGAAATAGATAAAAAGGGGAGAACTGGGGTAACTAAGATAGCTACCCCAATTCGAATTTAATTAGACTCCGTCCGAACCGAACACGCCTTTACCGTGAACGGCACCGATGATCTCGCGATACATCGACTTGTACTTGATCGCGTCGCGATCGAAGTCCACTTCAGACTTGGTTTGCACGTCAGCGCGATTGATAATGCGCAGACCGTGATTAGCCTTGCTCGAAAGCAGGAACCAAGCATCAGGATCAGTGAGGTGCGGGCTCGCCACAACCATGAGGCCTTCGCCTTTCAGCGAGTTCATGTTGTTTTCGGCCGAGTCCGGCTTCAAGTCGGAACCAACCAACTCTTTCGCGTAGCGCTTTTGATTAGGCGATACGAGAAGGATTTCCGGTCGGATCAACTCGATAATTCCACTGTCACCGACAAACTGCGTTTCGAAATCCGCGAGCGCTTGGTCAAGCGAGCTCGGAGAAAGATCCGCATCCGTAGCGAGAACGTTTCGGAACGTTCCGCCGCTGGGCATCGTATGGGCAGCGTTAAAGAGCGACAAACCATCGGCAGTCGTCTCAGAACTGAAACCATTGTTAAACACATTCATCGCTGAGATTTCTTTCGTCTCGCGCGCACTACGTCCCATCTTGCGAACGATATCGGCAGCAAGATCAAACTTACCGTCGTCAATCGTCTCTTGAGAGATCGAAGCTCCCAATCCGTATTTCAGGATCGAGAGAGTCTTCGAAGCGCCCTGCTTGGGCCGCTTGTAGTCGTATTCTTGACCTTCAGACATTTGGACGAAAAGGTCCATATCCTCGATACTCGAATACTGCCAAATATCGCGATCGGTCTGTTTCGTTTGAAACAGCACTTCACGACGGGAAGGATGTTGTTCATAAGAACTCATGAACAATTCTTCCAACACCGGGAGCATCGACGGGCCAAATAAGTGGCTGTGATTACCCCGGACAACAACTGGAGCTGACATTTATGTTAGTCCTTTCTAAATTAAGTTAATTAAACGCCTGCAGCGTCAGAGCCGTGAGCGTGTTCGTTGATACGAACAATGCACATCACGTTTGCGCCAAGAGCGTTATTGACACGACGTTCGATGCCCAAAAGCTGAAGCTGGGCAGCGGAACTAGTTCCGGTCGAACTGTCGAGTTCCATGCGAGACGCTCTGTACGTGCTGTCGCCAGCCGTGGCCAGAATGTCGTACATTTGTCCGATATCAGTCTGGGCGTTCACTTCGTCCGCGCTCGCCTGAACAGCGAAAAGCTGTTGAGGATCGTCGTACACAGAAACTTCACCAGTGCTGACTGCGTAGTTAGCAGCAACGCCGAGGATCACTCCGCCAGCGGCCGCAGCAACTACCAATCCGCTTGAATTAAGCGCTACTGCGTCGCCGGGATAAACCGTTCCACCCGCAGTATAAGGGCGCGACCGTCGGTTAACACCGATCGGTTGAAACCCACTTGGTCTATCTAAGTTAGCCAATTTTGTACTCCTTAAGAGTTGAACTCATTAAATCTGAATTCAGTTAGTTATGTTATTCGTCGCCAAACTCTTCATCGCCTTCTTCATAGACGCGAATCGTTCCACGACTTTCCTTTGCCAATTGCTTAATCTCATCGCGATTTCTACGGTTAGTAACCGCAGCGTACCGTTCTGCCTTCGCAGAAAGATGCGCACGATGAACATCAGCTTGGTCCTTAGTCTTGACTGCAAGAATCAAGCTTCCCCGACGAAGGACTCCATCGGGATCATTTCCAAATTTGAAACCAACAGGATTGGATTTAATTTCCTTATTGACGTAAGGAACCCAGTCACGATCGTGGTATCCACCATTCTCGTACAGCTTCTTACTATCAACCCAGTGGGCTTCTAGGCCTTTTTCGGCCAAATCTTTTTTTATCGCTTCCGGAATAGCCAATTTGTTCGTAAACGCTTCGTCCGGGTTAATTAGAGCTCGTCTCCGCGCCACTACTGGCTTACGAACGGGCTTATTTGAATTCGTGTCACTCATTTATTTCTTCCTTTTGATTCGGGCCGGTTCATCATAAGAACCAAAATTAGGCCGTTGTTGGCGCACTTTGAGACGCTCGATCACATCTTCGTCCGTGACGTCGAGTCCCATCATTTGAGCCGCGTCAATCACGTCTTGGGAAAGTTCATTTTTCTTTCCACGTTTTCCGCGTTCTCCAGCGCCGCCGCTTCCACCGCCAAGGCTAAAACTATCGTCGTTATTCTCGACCATTTTACGTTTTCCTTTCGGCAGCAATCCGACTTCCATAGCCGCTTTATGTACGGCCAATTCCATCGTCGCTCGGCTCATTCCCTCAGTTTTCGACAACTCACGATAAATCTCGTCAGTCTTTACAGACATGGGAGTCGTCTTGTCGTTCAACTCGGGATAATCATTCAGAAGGCTACCCATCGTGATAGCAATCTTTTCCCTCTGTTCATTGTGTCTTTGAACTTCGGTGAGGACTTCCGACTTGATATCTTGAGTGAGAGACTCAATCGCACCGTCCTCGTCACCCTCGTACCAACGATCCTTAAACTTCTTTCGGGGATCTTGTGGCGCCGGGGTTTGTTTCGATACATTTTCAATCTTTCGATTGAATTCAGCTTTGAGATTGGTAAGACCTTCGTTCAAAGTCTTAATCAGCGTCTCATTGCTCTTTTTAAGCTCCGCAAGCGGATCTGGTTGACCAGACGTATCTCCGCCTTGGGCCTGATTTTCATCAGCCATGCTTATTCTCCATTACGTGGGTTAATCGGGATTTTGTTAGATACTGTCAGAAAGTGACAGTTTCTTACGCGATAACGTCGCTACTCGAAGGGTATGTACGGGCTAGGAAGGGTTGACTGAGTTCATTATAACAAAATCAATCGTTTGCATTTTTCTTGGTGAGTAAATTCTCTAAATACCGGGTGTACTCGTTCGCAAGCTTACGGGCACCTTCAGCTTTGGCTTTTTTAACCAATAAGGTATTAGGCGGAGCCGTTTCCGCGGAAAGATCCAGCAACATTCGCTCCTGGTCCTCTACGAGCTCCTTCAAAACTTTGAGCGCGGCCTTAAATCCGGGGTTAGTTATTACTAACTGCAGCGCATATTTTTCGTCGCCAGTTAATTTAAACTTACTGTTGGTTTTGGGTTCCGACACTTCCCATTGCTCCGGCTAAGGGGTTTTGTCCAGGGGGAGCTTGAATAGCGCTCGTCTGCGCGTTTTGTCGCGCGGCCGCTTGATTGGCAGCTTGGGCCGCAGCGGCTTCAAGAGCTTCAATCATCTTTTCATGCTTCATCGCCTGAATCTTAAGAATCTTTGCTTGCTCTTCAGAGAACTGGGCTAACAGTTGATCGTCGTCGTAGATTTGCTGGAAGTACTCCAGATATCCTTGATGGTCCATTTGCGGGACAACCTGCACATCAAATCCGCGCAGAATTCGATCCACTTCTTCTTGGGGAGTCAAAATCAGTTCGTAGCCTTGAGGCTTACTAACGTATTTCGAACAATTCTTTATTCCGAGCGCCTTTAAGTAATCTTTGAAGGCTTCATAGATATTACCCGGACCAACAACACCCATTTGAATCAACAACGGGTTCTGCACAGATTGGAAAATGGTTGTAGCCATTTCCTGTTGAATCGACACATTGGAGTTGGCCGTATTCGGTGAAATCTCAAAATCAAAGTCGCCAGCAATATCTGACCGCTTCGCAACTTCGCGCCAGTAATCCGAACCATCCTCTCCCTGCACTCGGAACGAGAAACCATCCGGCAAGCGTTGCTGCAACATGTGCATCAGATACTTCAGCGCTTGTTTCCAACCACGCTGCATCCGACGCAAGAAAACGTCCAAGTTCGCGTTACTCTCACCAAGTAAAGCACGCGCGCCCGTGGCGGTTCTCGTCGCTCCTTGAGCTCCCGAAAGAACACCAAGACTCAAATCATTGATACCAGTGAGTCGTTCGATAAGTGTGTACACCGCGGCTTCTTCTTGGAAACCAAATGCGGTCCGATTACCGAGGTTCGGAAAGAATACGTCCGTCTGGGGATTGTCGACGGGGATAAGCGCGCCAGGCTCAAGCTGCAAAGTCTCCGGCTCCAAGGAAGAAGTGGGCCGATAGAAGCCGAAGGGCATGGTCGATATGAGTCCAAAATCGATGCGTAGGTTGTGTAGGGCATCCATTTCGACACTCAAGGGATGGAGCATTTCTATCAGCCCAGTTCCGTAGTCCTGGCCAGCCCTTTTGTGGAAATCAATTTTAAAGTACGGACGCTCGCCGGACTTATTAATCCGATGCAAGTACGTCGCGCGCAGAATGTTCTTAGACCGCGCATGCACCCAAACCACAACGTCGGTATTAATTCCCGAACCATCAACATCCATGCGCATGTACGCTTCGTACACCTTATAGCGGTCCAAATCCGCCTCAGTGTCGTGCGTCGCCTTGCCGGCGTTCGCTGCACGTTGTTGCTTTATTTGGGTATGCGGCTCACCATCAATGCGGTCTGGGCCACTATCAATCGCTTCTTCTACAACGTCCGCATCGAAAATCTTTTGGTCGGCTAGAGTCCAAAGCTCTGAAGCCGTTAAGTAATAACACTCAATAACACTGTCAGCGCGTTGGGGATCACCCTTACCGCCAATGAAGAGAACATCTTCTACGTGTCTATGTTCAAATACAGGACCAGCAAACTTGAGCTTTGTTACAGCTTTCTCAACTTCTTCTTGAACCATCTTCGGCACGCGCACTTCTTGGCCGGTTTCTGGATCAACTTGGTATTCGAAGTCTTGCTTAATTTCCGTAACAACATCTACAAAGCGCTCATACTGGGTATCCCAGCGCGCCTTCATCAACCCGCAACCAGTAGTCACCCAATCCCACAACCAAGCATCAAGGGCTTCGTCGATACCCGTATAGTAGTTAACCCAATCCTTAAGGGTGTAACTCATAAGCTCCTGAATAGCGGGAGCGCGGTCCGTCAGAGCGGCCGTTCGGGACTTAACCGTAAAATAGGGATCGATGCCGAGAATCGCTTGAAGGAAGCGAGCGTGCACCGTCTTGCAAACAATGAGAGGGATAGGAAGGTGAAGAGTCGACGCACCAGTAAAGGCACCTTCGGATGTCGAAACGACATGCTCGTCCCAATCCGCTAGATACTCTTCTTGGCGTTGAAGCCATTCAGCACGATCCGTATTACCAAGGTTCCACAACTCATCGACCTTGCGGCCGACTTCGAGCTCTTCAAGTTTATCAAGTAACTTTGAAGGGATTTGGTCGCGCTTATTGGCGTCCACGTCCTTAAGGGCATTTTTACGCCCATTCTGGACGACAGACTTATCATCATTAATTCTAGACATACTTCTCTTTGAAACTTCAGTGTGGGGAGAACGACTCGACTTTGGTGTGCTATCTGAGCACTAATTCCCTAACCGGGCTGGTGTTCGATGTGGTTTCCACTAACCGAATCTATATTTTACCATTTTTCTTAGTTCGTAAATTTAGCTTCATCCGATAGAAGGACTTCGATGGCTGGAGCTTCACACCATACGACTCCGCACCCTTCAAACGGCGATACATCTTTTCTTTTGGCTTTTTGTGGTACAGGTTAGCCGCAAGTGCGTACTTGAGTGCCGAAAGGTAGTCGCGATGCCTGATATCTAGCTTCGGTTTATTCTCATCTACGTTGCGGTTCTTCGCGTACTGCGCCCATTGGACGTTTTCGATATCCAGCACAATCCCCGGATTGCCTGCAAAGAACTTCAGCTTGGGACTTCGCTGACCAAAGTTATCTGGCTCCGCGGGAATTAGCAGTGCATCGCGGATACGCTCAATAAAATCTTCATCGTCCTTATCGCTGTACGTAGTGGCACGGGCGTGGCCAATCTCGTTATCCTCTAATACTTCGTTGAGAATCTGACCAAATGCCTTAAACCCCTCACCGCCCGTTAAGTCGGCAGAACCAAGCGAATCGTACACAATGTCGATCACCCGGTAATTTTGGAACCATCCACGGTTTACGAGTCTCTGGGCGAAATTGCGAGCTAGGGCCTTTTCCTTATACTCGTCGAGGTAATAAAGATTGTCGTGCTCGTCCACTCCCAGAAGTACTGCGACGTGGGCCTTGGATGGATGCGGATCAATCGCTACAACGCAAGGATTATCCGGGTTCCATTGGAACGGCTGGATAACGTGGGTATCGTGACGGAACAAGTGGGCAAGAGCCAATCCCTCTAGGTCGAAAAACTCACCCTGCAAACGCTGACGCTTCTCTTTTTCGGTCAGAACGCGCGAGAAGTCCTCAATATAACCAGTCGCCAGGTTCTGTTCGTTCACTTGTGTTGCGAAACGGAAACACTCAGTATCCGGCAACTCCCCGGCTACCCATCTTTCATAGATCTCTGTACGCATCCATGCTTGGGTAATGGGGGTACCAATCATCAAGTACCTCGTTTGCCGATCCTTCACGCGGCCGGAACGCTTCAACGCTACCCAAATATGTCGAGGCGGCGGCTCATCGAACACGATAATGCCCGACACCGAAATAGATTCGAACGCCGTAGCGTCCTGTTGGTGGAAAAAGAAGAAAGTTTGCGAGCCAGTCGGCCAGCGAATCTCAGTAACGTATGGCTTGCCGTGTTTGAATAACCATTCCGGCTGAATATTGGTCCATTTCTTGAGCTCCGGAAGCCAAAGGTTATCTACTTTGTCCGGATGATCGAGAACTACGATAGAAGTCGTCGGTACGGGATAGAAAGTTTCGGTGACGGGGTTATAACCAGTAGCGGCCCAGATCACTTCGTTCACACCAAGGGTTGTTTTACCGCCGCCGTTACCGGAAAAGACGAATCGGTTGGGGGCAACTGAGGTATGAACCGGCAATTGACCGGCGTTCGGACTATAAACGTCCAAGCGGTCGCGGAGTCTACGCTCCTTCTCATTCAGAAGGTCGATAAGCCGTAGCTTTTCATCCTTCGAAAGGTGCTTGAGGTTCTTCGAGCTCAATTACTTTCGTTCCTTGGACTTCATGTCGGCCAATTTGGTAAGCAGAACGGCGTCTAGCTGTTCTTCGGGTAGGTCCTCTAGAGCGTGTTTGATTTCCTTCTTCTCAACTGGCTTGCCTTCGGAGCGGTCTAACAAATCTTTAGCCGCGGCAGCGGATACGGAGTCGTCCTCTGGCTTGATAGCTCGCATGATCTGCCGGGCGGCAATCATCGAACGGTACTTTTTGATCATCTCCGCGGGGGGTAGGCCCTTCTTAATGTCGGCCTGGAGTAGGGGGAGAATCTCTTCCCGCCACTCTTCGTACTGGCGGATCTCATCTATCGTCTTAACCATTCGATTTTGGTTACTGTGACCGTCTCTGCGGCCTTTTTTAGGTCTGGGCATTCGTTAATCCTTTCGACCACTTACAGAGGTCGTTTTTTAAAATCTGGTCCCGCTCATAGCCAACAACTGCTAGGGTTGAGGTGGGAGGAAGGGCACCCACGGGGGGTCTAAAATTTAATAAATACATATAGATAGGTGAGCCTATCTAAGTACTGATTATTAAAAACGCCCGTTTGGCACACTGTTTGACCAACGTTTGGGGGCTGAAGCCCATTTGGGGTGTTAGTGCAGTAGTATCGGGGAGTTACATGGTGTTTCGTAAACTAAGTTGTCAAGTAATTCGGAGAGAAAATACCCCTTAGTTTGTTAAATAAAAGGGTCGAAAATCAATGATATCCAATACTTAAGGTGTGAGTGTATGCGGATACACTAACCTTGCGGCAACCATGCCAAGTTGCACACATTCACGCGTCGGAACCTTATATATGGATCGAAGGACTAGTTTAAGCCCTTCAGGCATTCGCGTATGGAACTAGATTGTATTCACACTCAGATGTTAGTTAGCTTAAGCCTGACTAACAACCAATCGTTGACCAACTAATTGACAATTGTAGCATAAGTACTCGCGCGCATTCAGAATACGGAGACGAATACGGTCAATTGTGTTCAGAGTGTGGACGTTTCACACAATTATGTTAGTTGAAACTATTAGGTTTATTAGTTGGCATGTTAGATGCAATTGTTAGTGAGTGTATGCGGCGCTAAGTTGGCGACGCTCGAAAGGCGGAACGTATGAAGTCAATTATCCTCAGTTCAATTCTATTCTTCATCGCGATTATCAGCTACGCATTCAGCCCTGAATTAGGCGCACGCTTAACTGAGTGTGCTTGGGTTTTCAACTTCGGAGCATTGGTTGTGCTCCGTAAATCACTCTAATGGAGTTGAATATGAAAACACTCAAGAACGGATGGTCACGTGCTCTTAGATCCGAACTGGACGATGCGTTTTCAGACACTGACTTCAGTTTAGCGTTTGGCGACGGTTATCTAAACATCGCACGTCCAGACGGTCTTAATTGTGAATTCTATCCATGTGGACAAGATGCCGAGTATTGCATGCTCACGGCAACGTACACAATCGACGGTAAAGAACGTGAATTAGATTTTGAGATCCCTTATCAAACTGAGGCTTTTGTAGCCGCTGTAAAGAAGGTGCTTAAATGAAACTGACTATTATCAAATTCTCAATCCTAATCGGCATGCTCGCAGTTAGCGTGCTCGGCTGTTCAACCAAGCGCGTTCGCAGTTCCAAAGTTTGTTACCGCTATGGTTATCACAATGTGCAGTATCTAGCGGAGTGTAAATAGTATGTGTAAATACCATAAGAAAGTTACCGCAACGTCTCCCGGTTGGCATTTTGATCCGCATACCGAAGGACCTTTCCTAATTACCGCGCCGGGAACGTTTGAAACCGGACGAACCATTATCGCGGAGTTAAAGACGGTTTCATTTACGGCCGGACACATGATCGCGGCGGCACCTGACCTGTTGAATGCAGCTAAACGTGCAGTTGATGCAACTGAAGGTGTAATTGGTTGTGGCTATGCACGTGAACTGTTGCTTGCAGCAATCGCCAAAGCCGAAGGGAACGGAGAATAGTATGCAACCAATTATCAAACTGCTTTTAGTTTACCTAACACTCTTAGCCCTAGTGGCAAGTGCATCGGGATGCGCACACAAACCATGCGGGTATCGAGTGTGTGGCGAGCGTCCATATCCAGAGTATCCGTACATTAGATAGGTGAAACATGGGAGCACGTGATTACACTCCACGCCGAATACCTGAAACAGGGGAACTAGAGCCTTGGCATAAGTATCAGGTAACCGATGCGGATCGGATTGAGTTTAAGAATTTAGTCGATGTGGATTACATCGTAACCGCGCAGACTATGAACGGCGCTAATCAGTTGGTTTGTTACGTGACTCGAAAGGACGTGGGACGTGAATAGTCTGAAGTTGAAAACATTCTATGCAATCTGGTCAGTGTATGCGGACCAAGTATCGCTTGAAACTAATGAAGCATACGCGGAGCGATTGGATGAATTGGAAACACGGTGGGAACTAGAATTGTTTGATTGCGAGGATATGAATGCCGAACAACAACGACAATTCGAACACTAGAATTATTTATAACTATTTAGCACAAAGCTCGGGCGGCGAGTGGATAGTAGACTTCGAGTCCGCCCAAACCTGGATTGAGTCTGCCTATTATGGGAATTGGAAAAATAAAAAGGAGAATGAGGACGTGAGCACGAAACAAACTAAAGTTGGGAACCTAACCATTACGCGTGAAACACAATCGCGGCGTGGCGACAAAGCCAAGGTTAAAAAGGCTTTGGATGATCGAAAGTTGTTAAAAGACGTTGCGAAACTAATCGGCGCTAATCATAGCGTGCGTCAACGCCTGCAATTAGATAGTCGAATGCGCGATGTAAAGAGCGAGTTGAAACGTAATATTGGTTCGTATAATGAGACGCTGCAGATTACGACTAAGTCTAAGTTAGGTGAAGAATATTCTGTAACTCTAGACGGGCCTATCAAGCTTGCCGATGCAATTGATAGTTTGAAACAGCGAAAGGCGCGAATTATCGAGAATGAGAAAACTCCTAGCGGTCGACCTAATGAACAGTATGTTGGGATTGAGTTGGAATTGTTCAACCAACTAACCCGAACCAAATTCAACCGTGAGTTAGCCAAGCTAGATTGTGCTGACTATATCCATGTTAAGTCGGACGGGAGTATTTCGTTACCGCGCGGCGAGGATAACGGGCCCGAAGAATGCGAATGCTCGGAACTATGTGCCGATGGTCAAGACTGCAGCGATGAAGACTGCGAATATAGCCACGAATGCGATTGTGGTTACGATCCAAACGCCACACGTGGCTGGTATGGACACGAGGTAACTGCAATCATTCCTGTTAAAGAGTTGGAACCTGTTATCCGAGAATTGTGCGCGAAACTCACTGAAACGGGATGCGACGTAAATAAATCATGTGGGTTTCACGTCCACCTGGATGCGCGTCCTGAGGCTATGGGAATAGCGGGAACGACGCCGCAGAGTATGTATGAAAGGCTTTGTTACGCGCAGGATCTGCTAATCGCGATGCAACCAAAGTCTCGTCAGGAAGGTAACCATTATTGCATGCGTAATACGTTTAATAACGACGATCGCGATGGTTATCTATTAGGTCGCGCTGACCATCGATACCGTGTAATCAACGGCGCGTCCTATCGGGACCTTAAGACAATTGAAGTACGCGTGCATTCTGGAACTATCAACGCTAACAAAATTCTAAATTGGATTAGTTTGTTACACGTTGTCGCGCACACGCGACGCCCCGTATATGAAGCCCTAAATCATCCAATTACATATACGGCGCGCGAAATTCTAGCCAAGTATGCGCCGCGATTGTCTCCCGAACTATATCAGTACGTTCAAAGTCGATTAGCTAAGTTTTCGCCTACGTCGGTTGACTGGATCAATCCAGAAAACCGGCCGGTCGAGGATACGCACGAAATGAGCGAAGTCGCTTAATAGTTCCAAACTAATAAATGAGAGGTAAATAAAATGTGTAAAGTACTTGCTGTTGCTGGTGTTAAGAAAACCAACAGAAAAGCTCTTAAGACGTTCATTAAGAACGCCGCCGAAGTAATGAGTGTGCGCGATAACCACGGTCTAGGTTACGCTGCAATCAACTCAACCGGATTGTGTGGCGAGCGATGGGTTAAGAATGCGGACGCGTTCAAACACCGCATTGACCTAACGCTTGAAACCAATGAAGTGAGAAAACTCAAGTCAATTCTGGAAATAGTTCCTGGTGCGGCGGGATACAACTCATTCGGAACCATTGATAAGAGTTTCGCCGATACCAGCGCGGTAATCCTTCATACCCGCATGGCAACAACGGGCGCGATCAATGTAACCAATACGCATCCGTTTGTCAGTGGCGATACCGCGCTAATCCACAATGGAATGATTAGCAACCACGCGCAGTTGGTTAAGAAGTATTCCGATTGTGATAGTGAAACAATCCTCAATGAATACTTGGATTACGATGTTGATAAGACGCCTAAGAATATAGGCGAAATGATACCTAACCTCGAAGGCTGGTTCGCGTGCGCGGTGTTAACCAAAGACGGTCACGGTCGCTGGGTTATGGATATTTTCAGGAATAGCGGCGCTAACTTGGTTCTCTCATACGTTGCTGCATTGGATGCAATCGTATTCGCGACAACTGAGGATATCATTGAACGTGCTTGCAAGGCGTCCGGCTTCAAAGCAGGCAAGATCTTCGAAGTTGCTGATGGAAAACTCGCGCGTGTCGACGCCAAGACTGCGATTGGTATTACAATGGAAAACTTCAATCCCAAGGTGAATTACGGCACGCGCTGGAACGCTAACCAAAATCAATGGGAACGTGAAGAAAACGAATACTTGGATCGCGTTATGGGAGTTGATCGTATTCCTTCGACGTATGAAGGATACCGTGGCGACGATGCTAAGTTGATTGAAGGCGAGTACGTCGATCCTGATACCGGATTGACAGTTGCCGAAATGGTTGAGATCGATGCGCTGACTGAAGATGATGATGAGTTCGACGATGCTGACCGTGCGCTGATTGATAATCGTTTGGCTCGGTATGGAACGGGAGACGATGTATGAAGAATATTAAACTCAGGAATATGAAGTACGGCATTCCATACCTATCCGCCGATGGGAGTATGTGGCTAATGCGGGTATCGAAGTACGGAAAACAGAGTACTAAGGCAACGATCGTATCAGGGAGTATTGAATACGGCCACAACGTTTTCAATCGTGGTGTGCGATGGGATCTAGATCGCGAATTTACCGTTAGCGATTGGTTCGAAACGCCTACGGTAACCAATTCGGGCTCCGCGTCAGCGTCAACCAGCGTGGCGAATGATCCATGTAAATGTGACACGCTCGCGGTGTTTCAGCATGGATGCAAGTGTGGCGCGATTGTGCCGTATGAACAGAGGGTGAATTATGGATAACAGTGAATTCACTTCAGTACGTGAGGCATTGAATGCGTTGCCGGTTGGTTCGGTTATCTATGCCTATAGTGTTGCGTACGGCGTGCGTTCTGAATACGAAATTGTAAAATATTCTCGTAAGACTTGTGTGTGGCGGTTTCGAAATAGCGTGTATTCAGATGATTTTCGCGGACCTATAGAATTCTATGTGTGGGAAGATTATGAGTATTGCTTGATTGATTACATTCCCTATAACTACGTTCCCGTTCCCCTTGAGGACGAAATTCGCGCCGTTGCTAAGGAGTTTGGATTGCAGAATGTGATTGAATATTTAGATAAACGGAGAGTTGGGTGAATTATGGAATACAAAGATCTTCCAGTCGGTTCTCTAGCTATCATGAGCGGCGGACATAGTATGTGGGAAGTAATCAAGATTAGCGATACTCAACACATTGAGCGTCGCATAGGCGGTCAACAGTATTATCTGGAATGTTATAGTAAGCATTTTGTTGATAATCTGGATAAGTATTGGACCCTGGTTGATTACCTAATCCCGGGACCGCCGCGCAGTTTGGTCGAAGAAATTCGCGACGTCGCAACGGAGCATGGTCTAACGCGCGTACTTGAGTATTTAGATAAGCGGAGAGTTGGTTAACCAATATGAACGTCGAACAATATTTTATAGATAAGCCGGTCGGAACGGTTGCGGCGTTCGTAGTAGACCGCGTTTGGTTCTATGAGTTTATTAAAGTCAGTAATTCTACGGTGCGTTGTCGTAGCCTGCGTGGCAACGAAGGTCAGTGGTCTAGAACAGATTGTCTAACCGCATTTAACCCTAACCTTCGATTAGTCGACGAATTCGGTTCCACGATCCCCTTGGTTGACGAAATTAGGAATGTGGCGATGGAGTTGGGTTTGACTAATGTGATTGAGTATCTTGATAAGCGAAAGGCGGGTTAAGTATGAACCTACAGCAGCTAATCGCGCGTCTAGAAAATTACCCGCGTGATAGAAAAATTAAGCATGGGTTTCATAATCCGCATTCATATCGCGGTTACTATGATCAACTTGCATTCGAACCAAAGGAAAATACAACCGTAGGGGATATGCTAGACGCTGCGCGGTCTGCCGTAAATAAATTCTATGAAGGTTACAAGGGCGGTTCATACCTAATGGATAATTATACTGAGGTGTGGATCGCGGAGTACGGGCACGGAGACGGAGAACAGATTGGTAATATGTTACTAGATTTTATTTTAGGCGAGCGCCGATAGTTCCCAAAGCGAGTTAGCTCCCACGCTAACACCCCCAGCCCACGAAGGCCCGGGTATCTAGGGTTCCCTCTCATTCCCTAGGTATCCGGCCTTTTTAATTACTATTCCGTTGTTAAAGCCAACTGGCCTATCTTTTAATTACCTGCACATAACCAATATCAATCTATCCACGCGGAGCGTTCCAGCCTGATACCGCCGCTACCCGTCTAATTTCGTTTATACGGCGTCGCGCAGTCTGATGGTACCCGTACCCCTCGCCTAACTAACAAACGTCGCCTTGCCTTGGTTAGTCTTAACTATCAACCATCTAACAATTCTGTTGAACTAATATACACCGCGTGTTATATTGCATAGTCGGTTGACACTTAGGGCATTTCGCCTGATTAGTCAACGATATCGAGATGTTAGTTGTGTAGAACAACTTAGCATTGATAAAAGTCACTAACTAGTTGGCACACACCAAAAGCCTAGATGGGCTACGCACTCCCCGCGCCGATTCACAAAGTGCCCGTTAAACGCTCGATACGAACTTTACAAAATCCTAAGACCGGGGGAATTCTTTCGAATGCCTCATATTCTTGATACCACTTCTCCTATTATAATCCGCAAAGCCGGTAAGCACTTTTATTTTCAAGGGGTTGAGCGGGAGCTTCTTACAAAAAGGGGGCTGGTAGCGACTCTGCGGTCACTTGAGATCGCGCCGCACGAGATCGCCTTCATGTTCCTTGCCTTCAGTGAGCGGCTCGACCATAACGAGGCCTACTTTGACTATCAGAGTGGAAATTTTATGGGAACTAGCAAGTACTATTTAGCTACGAAATAAGAGTGTATAAGCTGGCGACATAATTTGCATACTAGACAGTGCTAACATGATCCCCTAGAATGCGCAGTGCCATATTTGGAGGATTAATGCCAGTTAATAAATACTCACCAGAACAAAAAGACGAAATGGTCAAGCGTGTCGATGCACTCCGCGCCGGGGGAAAAGGCAAGAAGCCAATGAACCTCAAAGATGCTTGCAGAGCGGCGGGCGTCAATCTCTCGATCTACAATTGGTGGAAGGCGCACCGCGCCGGTAAACATTACGCTAAGCCCGAAGCGCGCAGACTCAATCCTAACAAGCGTTCCCCGCAAGAAATCGCAGAACGTATCATGCCTGCACTCAAAGTGAAGTTGGACGAGCTAGAAGCTAGTACCGACGGAGCTCCGCGGAACGGTCACAACAACAACAACCATTCTGGCTCTGCACGAGATCATCGCAGTCGCATCCTGGATATGTTAGAAAAACAGCAAAGGCTGATCGAACTAGCATTGAACATGGATGTGGATGATGGGGAAAGATAAAGGTAAGGGTATTATTCGTAAACCTGACGTAGGTCGGGTTGTTAGTGGGCACTCTGGGCGGCTCGCGCAGGTTATATTGAATGTCGACTTGCGTAATGGACATGAAGGACTCCTTGAAATTGCTCGCAAGGCTGGAGTGGATATTGATAAGCTTCCGGTTGGTCACTATGTCTGCTTTGTAAATCCGCAGCTAAATCGCTTTAAAATCATGACGTTAGCCCCTAATCGCCGCGGTACTATCATCGCTTATTACAAACAATTTGAAGGTCGGATCGAGCGGGAAACCATTCAAAGTTTGCCGCAGGCGTTTGGGGTAAGCGGCGATGGGTTCTATGCTGGGCGTGAGTTGGGTGAGAAGCTGGATGAGAAGTTGAAGTATCAGCGAGTGCCGCGCAGAGTAAGGGAATTGAACTAAAAGCACTCACTTCGCGCCTTTGAGTGCCTTTGCTAAGGTCGCGCGCCGGATACGCTAACAAGTTCAAGACTTTCGCTTCTTATCATGTGGCGCATCCAAAAACACTCTACCTTCTTCGCGATAATTCTGAAACGTAGTCCTGGGACTCGTATGCCCCAACCAAATTGAAATCTCCATGAAGCTCCGGCCCAGCGAGTGCATGAGAGGCTCAAAACCATTACGGCCTGAGTAACCCTTCACTCCTTCCTTGATATGTAGAGCACCCGTCTTATTAAGTGGCTGTGCCCAAGCGCCGCGACGTATGCAGTCTACGGCTGCGCGCTGTTCTTGGAATAGCAAGGGAATACGCTTCCAGCGCAGGTGTTCGACTACTTTGGTTTCAATCTTGGTTTGATAAATCGCAAGTACCTCTAGTCCTTCTTGCTTCTCAATAAACCAATTCTTACCTTCCCCCTTGCGAGTGTTATGTAGCTCATGTGGTCTAAGCCCAAGCCAAAGCGTAATAAAGAAAAAGTTGTAGTGTTCGGGTTTGAGCTTCGATCGCGCCGTTTCCAAGTCGCCAGGGGAAATCGGCGCGGCTTCACGCTCCGGCTTCGAGGACCTTCGGTACGCGTTCTCTATCCTAAAGAACCATTTGCCAGTGGGCGGCTTCAAAGGAAGAAATGGGCGGCCTGTTTTGTAGGCCCAGAACTCTCCCCAGCGATTCATGAGGCCAATAATCTTTTTTGTGTAGCTCAAGGACGTTTCGCGTTCTTCCAGGTAGTGATAAATCGTCTCCGCTCGGCGGCGCCAATCGGGCGGTTCGATCTTTATGTGGGCAATTACCCTCTGAGCGGCGCGCCAGTATGAGCGGGTTTTCCCGTCGGGTGGAAGTTCGAGCTCAAAGGCGGCTAGAAGCGGCGCTGGGAAGTAAGCCGAGAGTGTGGCCTGTTCGTCCCTCAAGCGGTCGCGTGTCTTAAGTATCCGTAACTCTCTCGACTCCGCGGCCTTGCCGGCGTTATAGCTGCGCACTACCGACTTGGCCTCGTCGTAAGCCATTTCCGGCCTCAAACCAATATGAATATAGTCGGAGACTTTCACCGACGTTTGTTCACGGACTGACTTGGTCCAGTTGTTAAAGACGACGCGCCAACATACTGAGCCATCGGCGCGAGTATACCGCTTCTTAACTTCGTATGGCATCTTAACCCCCTTATCGGCTCGCTACCGCAGCGGCCTTATAGGACGCGGTGTCAGGGGACGAAGATGAATGATTTCAAGTAGTTACCCTGTGTGCATGTGGACCGGAAGGCCAACACACCAGCGACCTAATTGGAGGTTTATACGGGAATTGACGGAGTGAGTCAAGGGAATAGAAGTGTGCGAATTGGTTGAGCTAAATTAGACGTCGTATCCGTCGTCGCTTGCGGCTATGTAGCCAAAGAACAGGCACAGGAGGAATACGATGAAGGTAATGCTAGGGGCTTGTTCACCAATGAACCTGGCTAGGAAGCGCGTGAGCTCGACGAATAAGTAGAGGGCAAGTAAGCAAGCGGGCAAGAATAACGCTCCACAAATGAAGCGAACCAATTTTGTATCCTTCACTTCTTCTTTCTCCTACTCCTTGCCACACCAATTTCGTTCATCAACTCCATTGGCCGCCGCGGTCCTTCCCATCCCTTGCCGTGAGAACGCGCCTTAGCTGCCCGGCGTCGCTGAGCCAATATCCAAGGCGTAGGCGGTCGCTTGCAGTCGTCGAACGAGTAGTACTGGTTTTGGCTTGAAGGGAGTGTGCGCCAGGTGCGGTTACAGCCACAAATGCAGGTGCGGGGGACGAGGTTCATTATGTCCGGGTTCATTCGTTCCCTCGATATTTCGCGAGCGCGGCGCGCGCTTCCGGAACATGATGTAATATACGTCTCGTCAATAAATCCGATAGGTTACGCTCATTTCCTTCTTGAATGTAATGTACAAGTCCCTCAACCTCGGCAGCGTCTATACTCTCGATTACGAGGGTAAGCGCCTTCTCATAATCCGTAACTTGAGCTCGCAACCGCGCATTCTCCAGTTGGTACGTATTGGCGCGCTCACACTCAATCAGCGCTGCATTTTCCATTGCCTTAGTGTGGGCAATCAGCCGGGCGATGCGGTCGGGGGAACAGGCGGCTATAAAAACCCCATTTGGCTCTTCTGAGGATATGTAGGCACCGTACTCCCCGCAGGACGATCCATCAGAAAGTACGACACTGGTTTCCTTTTCGTCTACTAGCTCTTCAAACTCTACCCGCTTAGGTTGGGAAATAGAGTAGTGTTGCACCCATTTCCATGGCCCTTCCGTCGGTCCTCTCGCCAGCGCTTCCTTCAATATTTCGATATCTCGTTTCATTATTGTGGAAACACCATGGAATAGAGGATGATCCCGAGGATGATCCCAGCCGACACGATGCCGAGTCCTAGGAAGAAGCCGTGAACTAGGGTTAAAATGATTTCGAGTTCCATTAGTCCTCTAGAAAGTTATGCTGGCTAAGTAACAGCCGAATTTAAAACCAACGTAGTACGCAAGAACCACGATTGCGGCTCGCGCTATCAATACCGACACTTCATCTTCCTTTTGTTTTTTCTTCTTTTTCATCTAACATCCATCTTACCAGTTATGTTAGTTAGGCGCAAGCCTTGAGGCTAGACAACTAAGAAATGTGTCAGCTTCGTGCCTGAGTGACACGCTTTGACACGTTGACACGCTTACTTCCTATTTTATTTTCTATAGGGTTCCGCCCAACACACCCCACTCCCTGACCGATTCTTCAGGCATTCCAACCATTTCCCAGCTTTTACGGCGTGCCCACGTAATGGCTATATCTCTATAGAAAATAAAATAGGAAGTATCCGTGTCAAAGTGTCAGAGATTGACCAATAACCAAGTTCAGAAGTTACCAAGCTTGTGATGTGATACCGGCGCGAATAGCTTGGAAGTAGTTGAATTTATTTAGATAATTTAGAAGTTGTTAAATATAAGGAAGTGTGGCTATAGATACAACATGAAAGAGATAGTTAGAAAGCGCTGGGTGCAAGGTAGTGAGAAGAAGTGTTTAGGCTGTAGCAAGATGCTGGTGCTTGAATTTGAGCCTAGGTCGCCTCACCTAGCTGAAGCAGTCTGTTGTGGCTACTTGTATCGATTGGAGCCATCAGTGGATTTTGTAGTGGAGTTACCTGGCGTCGATGATCAGTATTGCACTGAATCTATTCTATAAGTTTCTTCTTGTCGTTCGACGTTACTACGGTCAGACCGCCTTCACCGCGTTCTTTAATACCGCGCCAGACTCTCGTTCGAACTCCGTCCCGGTATAGGGGGTTAGGACTAATATCGATCTTAGGGAAGAACCGTTTAACTTCTTCGGCAAGGCCTCGGCTACTAAAGACTCCGCGGTAACCATTTTCCAAACAGAAGTCTTGGTAGGCCTTGTACATTGATGCGGTACTAACCTCGTCACTGGACGTGCCAGTTGCGACGTAGGTTTCGTCCAGGAAGATTGCCGCAGGGTTCATTTCTCGTCGATAAGCAAGCTTTGCTTCATGAGTTATTTTTGGCTCCTTGAAGTAGCCGCGTTCCCAAAGACGATACAATCCTTCTAGAGCCCAGTTAAGAATTCCTGGAAGTTCGCCAGAGCGTTGCCAAAATGAACTTGTGATTAGTCGTCGATCTTGTTTTTCGGGATCGAGGATAGTATTTCGAAAGGGGATGTATATAAGGCGTCGCCAAATTCCCTCTGATCGATCTGTAAATCGAGGTAATACGTTAGTAGCGAAGGTAAGCTTTGCAGTAGGAAGTAGCGTGAACGGATGTTGGTGTTTTCGTTCAACTGTGAAGCTTCCACCTGTAACAAATTTTTTGAGTTGTCCTTCGGCGGTTTTGTCGAGTTCATTTAACTCCTCTACTATGTTTGAAAGTTTACCCGCGGTTTCAGCCAAGGGGAAGGTCCGTTGCGGGTTGAAGGCTTCTAGTTCAACGGACGAGTAGTTACCAGGACCAACTAGTTCACGCAGTACGACGCAGCACACAGTTTTACCATTCGCTCCACTACCTTCGAAAAGCGCGAATTTCTCCATGCTGGTATCGAACACCAGGTTGTACCCGAACCATTCCTGAAGTAGGTCGCGGGTATCTTGGTCCGGTTGGCAGGACTCCAGAAACTTAAGCCAGGTCGGGCACTTAGCATCGGGATCAAGCTTGTGCGGGATAATCCCTAGATTGAAAATTTCAGGGCTATGCTCTTGAAACTCTTTCGTTTCTAAGTTGAGGACACCGTTAGCCAAAAAGAGACTGCGACTAAAATCCCCATCCAAGGTTCCGATATTGGTTGGCGGCTTGGTATCGCTTGGTAGAACTGTCAACGCACCGAGGTTAGCAATAACATCCTTAACAAACCTGCTAGTTATCTTACTCGTCGTTTTCTCAGACTGTTTCTGAAGAAACGCTGCGATAGACCAAAACAAATCCTGTTCGCGCAAGCGTTTGTAGTGCGTTCCGGTCCATGTATAGAAATCTTCTTGCCAGCTATGAAGCCGCGCGGCGTTCTCTTTGTACAGTTTGGCCGCGGCGAATGCGTTGAGCGCGTCTTGATCCTCGTCGATCTCTTCTTCAATCTCATAACGTGATACTGACTCAAAAATTGTGTTGAGCTCCGCATCGTCAAGCGGCGGCTCACAGTCGCGCTGATTTACCGCATCTAATCCTTCGAGGGTAAGAATACCGCTTCGTTGCATTTTACCTGCAACTTTAGTTAAGTAATTATTCCGTCCACCCTCGCCGATATCTGTAGGTTTCTCGCTAGGTTTAGTGCGCTTCTTTTCTGGTCGAGCGACGAGCGTCAGTAACCAATTTGGTATTGGTGCAGGTTTGTCGTCGTTTATAAATTTATATTTATTCCCAGACGCATGGTCACTGGGCGGCGCAACGACATATCCACCCTCGGCGCGAAAATCTACACCGGGCCTAATATCGACGCGGTTCTTTAATGGTTCGCTGGGCGCTTGAAAGTAAAAGTGAAACCCGCCGCCGCCTGTTTGGACGCACAACGTTTGAATTTTTCCATGTTCGGTAACTAATTGCTCTAACGAATCTAGTCCGCCGGACTTAGCATCTATGTCTAATACAACTAAATTAGAGCAAACTCCGGTCCTAATTCCGATGTTACATTGATTCTTATCTATGAACAGTTCTCTAATAACACTAGGATCATCGGAAGCGTCTTTAAGACCATTAGGCGTAGCTGGGACTTTAGATCCCGGTTGGACCGGAAATACTTGCCAGCCACGATTACCGTAGTCTGTGGCTATTTTTATCAATTCATTTGAAGATTTGCGGGATCGCTTGTTCGGCATGTAGACATAAGTGTAACATAACTAATCACTGACTATCAAGCCTAACATTATTTTGTTGCACCGATTGTTAGTTGGTGTTAGATTTAAATTGTACGGAGAAACATATGGTGGCACGTTGCAGGAATAAAACATACCCTATCCTGGGCAATGCTCTTGAGCTCGATTCAGTTCTTAACGAACTGGACGCGGCTGATGAGAACGATTCAATTGCCGTGGCGGGCGATCCGGAAACTAATGAGTGCTGGATGCTGTTGGAAGCCGATTACCGGGACGAAGCTGAGGTAGAGTTTTGGGTTTAAGGCTCCTACTTATTCTAGTTGCCGTGACGTTACTGAACTCCTATGGACTTTACATCGTAGCAGACCAACTCGACAGGGCATTCGCCCAGTTAGTAATGGTTGGCAAGTCAGACCAACACCTAAGTCGTGCCATTGATAGTTGCACTATGAGGCATATCAATGAGGCAATTACTTTACGTCGTGCTGATCCTTTTAGCACTGACGGTAGCCAGTAGTTATTGGCAATACAAATCTGCGGTGAATCATGAAGTATCTACCGATTCTGTGGGCACTGATAGGTGTGACTCTAGTCTATCTTGTCCTACAAAGTAACCATAACGAATTCTATTACCGGCGCGGCTTTGAAGAGATGCGCGGTAAGCTAGAAAGTTTTCATCGAACAACTGGGCGCGGAATAGATCCGGCCTTTATCTGTAGGGAGAAGTAGCAATGGACGAACAACAATTGCGTAAAGAGATTTATTCGTTGCAATTTAAGCAGACGACCAGGCAAATCACTGAGGCCGAAAAGGCGCGCTTGCAGCAATTGATTGAACAGTTGCGAGTGATTCAGTTGCGAAATGGTGAGCGGAGCTAGTGGCATGGAATTACCTGCGAACAAGATGCGACTTGGTGTTCCATATGTCGTGGGGAACAATATTTACACATTAGTCGACGCAGACGTTGCCAGAAACATATTTCACGTGCTGTATCAGCGCGAGAATAGTCCCGATTCAATTACTGGCGTATCTGGTCAATGGCTATATTGGTTCGATGATTGGTTCGACGACACCCAAACCCAAGTAATCTCGCGCTGCACCTGCGCCACACACTTACTCCTTCAGTCGGGATGCACTTGCGGACATATTACGAGGTACAGAGATTAATGAAGTTCTTTATTTTGGTTAGCGCGATTCTCTTTACGGCGGCAGCTTATGGATCGTCTTACGACGATGAGCTCGCTTGTGAGTTCACTTGTTCAAAAGTCCAGAACGAATGGTTACTGGATGGAAATGGAAACTGTCGTTGTTACGAAGCATATAATGAAATTGATGAAGCGTACGATGCGGACAAAGAAGTAAGAAACGAAATCTATTTAAATGATCCTGATATGAAATATCTCTCTGCGCCGATGCCTGATTATCGAGAAGTTGAAGAAGCCGAAGAAGTAACCAATGAATAAAGTTTACCTAGCCATTCTCGCCCTACTCGCACTCCTTGCCCTGGCTTATTGTGGCAGAACCAATCAGGAAGTGACGGTAGTCGTTCCACCGCAGTTTAGTGACGCGGCCGAAGAGACTGCGACACCGAGTGAGACTGAGGATTTGGTTTGCGTTAAGTGGAAGTGGCGAAAGTGCAAGAAGTGGAAGGGTAAGTGTCGAGAATATTTCTGTGTGGAGTGGCAATGAAAAAGTATTTAGTCAGCTATGAACACCTTGTAATCAATACGGTCGTAGTCACTGTGTATGCTGAGTCAGAAGCTGAGGCTATTGAGAAGGCCAAGCGTGGTGATACAGAAGGCGATGAAGAAGTGATTGATGAGGACGGTGTGTCCATTGCGAATTACGAAGCGAGTGAACAAGATGATTGAAGCGTTGTTGAAGGAAATGGAAGCGCGGGCAATCAATAAGCCGAACACCGTCGACACATTCACCCTCATCGCAGCGCTCAGGAAAGCGATTGAGCAACGGGACTTCTATTGTGCCGAGGCGAGCGAGGCAGGGATTGTACAGCCTATTTATTGTTTGGATAAAAACAACGCCGAACTCGCCCGCATTCTACGAGGCGAACTATGAACTATTGCCAATGGTGCGGACAGAAAGACGAAGGCCCGATCTTTCATCGTTGCTCGCCAGAAGGTTTACAAAATAGAGGCATGGCCCAGCACGCGGCAAATGCGGCTAATGCAATGGGTGCCGTGATGGAAGAGCGTGCCAAAGCAGATATTGAGCGAGTTAGACGAGAACGTGAAGAGCTTAAATCGCTCCGCGAGGAGAATGAAAAACTGCGCGAGGCGCTGGAGTTCTACGCAGACACTGAGAACTACGACCACGAAACTGGTGCACTAAAAGACATGCAGCCGAGAGGGTTGAATCGCAAATTATATTCCGTTTTAGAGTTTGGCGAGCGTGCCCGCGCCGCATTGGAGAACAAGGAATGAAGATTTCCGTTGGTAAAGGCTGGGGATTTACCTGGCGACCGATTTTTTATCTAGACCAAGCGTGCAAGTGTAAAACTCTTTGGTTGTTTTACTGGGAAATTACGCTCCGTAGTGAGATCTGCGTATGTGCTGACTGCGGTGAAGCGGTTTGCGAGTGCATAATCGAATGATTACTTTATCCCAACTCAATCACCGCGGTTACCAACTAACTCCTGAGCTCACCAAAAACGGCGAGACGTTCCTAACCAAACTAAATCTATTTCTCGCAGACTTTCCCGGCGAAATCATCGTTACCTCTGGCTATCGCAGCGTTGAGGACCAAATCCGCATCTATCAATCAAGCGGTAAGAAGCCGCCGATGAAGAGCGCGCATCTATTCTGCCGCGCGGTTGATCTTTCCGACCGTGACCGCCAGCTTAAAGAATACTGCATGGCCAATCTCGATAAGTTAGCACAGTGTGGACTCTACATTGAAGATCCCACTTGTACTAGAAATTGGCTCCACTTCCAGGACATTGCCCCAGCCTCAGGGAGACGTGTATTTCTACCGTAGTTATTTGGAAGCCAATACCGGGGTTCTTGGAGTATGAGGCATCTAGTGCGGGTGAAGTACGTAGACGCAAAGATCGAAAAGTTCTACGTGGAACAAAACTAAGTCAACGGGGATACAGAAGATCTAAACTGCGGGGCGCGCATGCTCAGTTCACTCATCGACTTATCGCTATCACTTTCGTTCCGAACCCTCACAACAAACCTTATGTAAACCATATTAATGGTTTAAAAACTGACAACCGTGCAGAAAACTTAGAGTGGGTTACGGACGCTGAGAACAAAAGACATGCAGTGAGTAGCGGGCTTTACAAGTGGGGAGATTCGCTATCTTGCACCAAAATCTCGCCCAAAGACTTTGAAGAAATTAAACGTCTAAGAGCTAGCGGATTACTTCAACGTGAGATTGCGGATATTTTCGGCGTAACTCAGCAAACAATCTCTAAGCTGTATTACGAGCGTAAAAATTTTTTACCCTAAGCCAACTAACATAACTAACTAGATTTTGTTAGTTGGATTGGCTATACTGTATACACATGTACAACAAACGGAAATTCCGTCAGCAAAAAGAAACTTACATCCATGATATCGGGGACATACTTGTCCGTCCCATCGTCAACGCTAAGCCGCGCGCTATCTCATTATCGGTTTGGTTAGAGAAGATGTTCCACGTCGACGAACGAGAGATCTACCGCTTCGAAGTAATCAAACCATTCAAGATGCCCGGCGAGCTCAAAGTAACCAATGGGTTCAAGATGCTCCAAGGCGTCGGACCAACCTGGGTGCGCGAAGGCGTTGTACTGATTGTCCGCACCGATAAGCGGTATCCGGAGATTGTGGACGTGGAAGGTCCAATTGGTGTGGGCCGCAAAGACCTTTGGTACCAAATGTCGGATATCGACTTTATCCGCATCAAATCCAACCTTTTCAGAGACTCAAGACGTTCATGGTAACGCGACCAAATAGATTCGCGCTCGACTTAGAAACAGAATGCAACGTTGATGGATGTACAGACTCTACCTGCGAGCATGCCCTCACTCCGCACTTGGCGCGGATTACGGTTATTGGTGTGTGGAGTCCGACTTTTCAGCGCACATTCCGAGACCTTAGTTTATTTAAGCGTTGGTTAAAGAGCCTGCCTAAAGGCTACGAGTTTGTTGGTCAGAACTTTAAGTTCGATATTAAGATGCTTCACTTTCATGGAGTGAAGATTGAATTGGACAGTTGGGTATCCGACTCGCAACTCCAGGCAGCTACCTCACTCGCCAAAGTCGATAAGAAATACTTAAGCTGGTACGCCAACGAACGAGAGATCCGCAATCGCAAACTTCCCCGCGGTAGTCGGAAACATCGCGCCGGAACACCTAAGAGCTTGAAGGTTCTCGCGCCCTACTTTCTTCGCGTCAAACCCTTCTGGGAAGATCCGACCGAGCACGATAACGACGAATACGTCCTGAAAGACTGCGAATACGCTTATCGCTTGGTCGACTTCTTTGACGACAAGCTCAAGAAGGAAGGTCAGTTCGATCTTTTCTATAACAAGCGCATGAAGTGGGCTCGCATGCTACTTCAATCGGAACTAATCGGTATCCGCATTGATATGGATAAGCTCGCGGAGTTCGAGAAGGAAGCCGAACAGAAAACCGAAGAGATTAAACGGAAGCTCGATAAAGAGTGGGCTGAGGTTTACGAAGCGTATCGCCAAAAAAAGATTAAAGAATGTCGCGCCGGTTACGACGCAAAGCTTGCACAGGCCATTAATAAAATCGCCGCAGGCGTTGACTCCCCTTCATACCTAGAGCGCGCCAAAAAGACTCGCCTTCGTTACGCAAAGCTTTGCGAGAACGCCGTTAAGAAAGTTCCCTATGGAATGAATCTTAACAGTCCGGCCCAGCTTGCCTGGATCTTTCGGGACTACTTTGGTCTGGATATCACTGACTTTGAAGGCGACGAATCAACCGGCAAAGCGGTCCTGAAACTTTTGGCCGCCCAAGGTCGAAAAGATATCGAGACATTTCTTGAGTACCGGGCTTGGCGAAAACTCAGCACGTCTTTCTTTCCCACGTATCGGGAGCTCCAACTCAACGGAGTAATACACACCAATTTCAATCCAGACGGAACGCGTACCGGCCGCATTAGCTGTAGCGGACCAAACCTGCAGCAAGTGCCTGGCCGACTCCATGAACTTTTTATCCCTCGTCCTGGATACAAAATGTTCAGCCTCGATATGAGTGCGATTGAGGCAATGCTAATCGCATACTTCACAGAAGATCCGACGCTCATCAAGCTGATTCAAAACGGTGACGATATCCATGGCTTCCATGCGACGATTTGGTGTGACCTAGTTATCTCGCCTAACGAAGTCAAAACGAAAGAACCCAAAGCGCGCGGCGTTTCTAAGACCATTGGTTATGCTGCCTTCTACGGCGCTGCGGGACCAAGAGCTCAACACGCCGGTCTCACTCACGGCTACAACTGGCCGGATAGTGACTGCGCGTTGAAAGTCCGCCGCTTCCGAGAAGCATACAAACAAGTTTTCGATTACAAAGCCGATATCGACAAAATGGCTGAGCGCCAACCAATCCCGGATATCTTCGGGTTTCTCACTTCCTACCCCGACCGCCAGGACATTTACATGAAGGCGTTCAACACCAAGATTCAGGGAAGTGCGTCGAACATGCTCCTGAATTCTGCATACAAGGCGACGCAAGAATATCTCGCTAAGAAACTGGACGCTCGTCTACTCCTTTATGTGCACGACGAAATCGTTGGTGAAGCGCGGGAGGACCAAGTTCAAGAAGCGTTCGATATCGCAATGAAACACTTGACCAGCTACAAGCTCGATACACCGCTTGGCCCGATCCAGCTTAAGAGCGAAGGGCATATAGGTGACCATTGGACAAAATAAAACATGAAGATGAACTGGTTGGAATTCGGTTCTGGGCCGAATTCAATATGGCTAAGCAACCGTGCTACGAAGTGTACGTATACTTTGGTCGCGCCACTCGGAGAACCAAAGCTGGCAGCGAAGAAGTTTTCTATTTTCGTCACAGAAAAAGCCAAACAACCATTGTGAAAACCTGGACTCAGATCATGAAAGAGTACCCTCTCTTCCGGCCGTTCCTTCTTGATATGCAGAAATTGCGTGAGAACTGGGAGCGGCAGGGAGAGTTGCCAGATACGGAAACCAATACGGAGAAAAAGTAAATATGCCTATCTATGTCTATAAATGCGAAGAATGTGGTCGAGTGACGGAAGTCAGTCAGAGGATTAGCGACGCGCCGTTAACTAGGTGTGAGCTTCGAGTAGAGGACAAAGCTGGGAATGGGGATAAGGCCTGTGAAGGCACGCTTACCAAGCAAGTAACCAGTGCAAAAGCTCATTTCAAAGGATCAGGTTTCTATGAGACTGACTATAAAAAGCGCGGCCGTTAATACATACACTTTTATTAGACAGGAAATCGGCCATACCAAGGAAGGCGTTCTGTTTTTCCTGGAATTAGGAGCACTTACCACCTACCTCTTAATTTTGATTGCCTGTAGATTATTCTTGCACTTGTTAGTTATGTTAGTTATACTAATTCTTATCGGAGCGTTGGTATGAATTACTTACTTGGATTTCTCGTAGCCGGAGTCGGCCTACTTGCCCTTACAGTCAAGTACCTTGGACATCGCGTGAACAAACTGAAACTTGATAATACGATCCTTAAGAATTCAATCGAAACCATTGCTCTAGAAGCTGAACGAAAAGTGGACCGTGAAGCCCTCTCGGTCACTGACAAGGAGCGCATGGATGCCCTCGCAGAAATCGACAGGATTGAGAACCTTCGTATCGATAATTCTAATTTTCAGCCTGATAAGCCTTGGCGTCCCGGCGAAAGCGGAGACGACGAATAAAGAAGAAGCGTATAAACGCGCGCTTGATCTCAGCACCAAAGAGATTGGCCAACTCAAAGAACTTTTAGTCAAAGAAGAGTCCCTAAACCAAATCTACAAAGCGCAGCGCGATCGAGCCATTACAGAGGCCGCTGACGCTAGAGAACCCGGCCGATTGCCCTGGTTCTTCTGGGTACTGATGGGCGCGGCTGGCGGCATCGTACTTATTAAAGGAGTGAAATGAGCACTAAGACCTTACAAACTCTGTCCCTCGTCTTTCACGTAGGTGCATTCGTCACCGCGTGCGCCTTTTTCGGCTGGCAAGCTGGACTAGCAATGGCTTTTTTCGAACTCTCTGGAATTTTCGCCGTGCTTGCAAACCGCGCCGCCTATCGTGAGCGTTTTAGTGCTGATATTGCGAAGGCTGAAGCCATGGTGAATGAATGGCTAAACAAAAGATAGATTTGGCTAGTTGGCTACAGTTGAATGTAGATCCTATCTCTCGGATTATCTATCTCGGGAGTATTTCGAATCTACATGAACAAGATGCTGGCGTAGACTTTTCAATGGCTGAACAAGCCATTAAATCGCTCTTGGCCCTCGACCTGCTAGAGCCAAGTGGAAAAAAACCCATCACTGTTCTCCTCAATACCCCAGGGGGAGACAAGGATCACGGGCTGGCAATCTACGATGCCATAAGGTCCTGCAAGAACCCCGTGAATGTCGTCGTGTACGGGGCGGCTTACAGCATGGGAAGCTTGATCCTTCAAGCTGCCTCTCATCGTGTAGTCGCCCCGAATGCTCGCATCATGCTCCACTATGGTCACCTGAGTATCAGCGACAACCCTCAGACGGTTTATCGTTGGGCGGACGAGTCAAAGAAGATGGATAGAAAGTTCGAGGATATTTATCTCGAACGCATCTACGAAAAGCATCCCAACTTCTCGCGGGAAAAGATTCAAGAGTTACTGAAGATCGACACAATCCTGAGTGCACAAGAAGCCGTAGACCTGGGCCTTGCTGACACCGTTTTAGAGTACAGAGACTAGTGGCTAAAAAGAAAACCAAAAAGTTAGTTATCCCTGGCCCGGCTAAGGGCTATACAGACATGATTGATGAAGTTCTCACGAAGAACGCCAAGGAAGCGGCGGAGCGTGAAGATTACTTCCCCCTTCGACCATCAAGCGCCGGATACTGCACGCGCCGTTTGGCTTACGACTTGATGAACTTTCGTGGCTTTGCCAAGTACCCGAAGGAAGTTAAGGAGCCCGACATTACGCGGCTTCTTAGCCTTGGCAGTTCGGTAGAGTGGCATAGCATTCGTAACTTCGAACTCATTCCCGATTTGTATCCAGAGTTTCGAGTTAAGTACAAACAGCAAGCCGTAACTCTATTTAGGTTAGACGAAACCAAAGCTCGCCCGCCTGAGCTCATCGAAGGTTCAATCGACTTATCCATGGTTGTCAGTGGCGCTGGCGGTATTGGTGACGTGAAGAGCGTTAAGGATAAGTTCTCCGCGGCGTACAGAACCAAATGGGATGAGAGTGTGGCTAAGTTCAATGGCATGTCGTCGCTTGTCGCTATTAGCGAACAAAGCTGGTACGCGCCGGATCTAATTGCGTTTCTCGATGAACTGAACGATCCCTTTTTCGCTCACAACTTTTGGCAGGTAAATTCGTATCTTTGCACCGACTGGGCCAAGGAGCATGGCTTCGATCACGGCTTTATCTATCGCTATTGTAAGAACGACTCGCGCCACTTAGAAATTCGCTTCCCACCTACTCCGGAATTGTTCGAAGCGTTTCGCGACAAGTGCAACACAGTCAATGCTGCAGTCGACCAGAAAAAGCCGGAGTTAGCCGAGCGCGATTATGGGCTTGGTTCAATCGTGTGCGCCTACTGTCCCTACTCCAACCAATGCTGGGGCGATCGCGACGCGCTCAAAGCATTCTATAACAACCTACCCCCGACCAATTGGCCTAAAGACTTGGACCGGATCAAGGGCGGTGAAGAGCTCATTAACATGTTCGAGGCATATGAGGACTTGACGACTCAGGAAGCCAAACGCCAACGCCTTGAACAGGAAATTTCGAAGGAACTTTCTGACCGCGAGTTGAAGAAAATCCGACTCCCCAACGGAAACATATACGAGCTTCGTTACTACAAAGGTGACGATGCGCTGAAGATTAAACGGAGTAAACTGTAATGCAAATCAAGTTCACAGACGAAGAACGTGCCTACTTGCTATCGCTGGTAGCCAATTTGGTTAGCGTAGCTCCAAACCGCGAAACCCGCCGCAACCTTACGCGCGTTGGTAAGAAGTTCGAGCCTAGCGCTCAGACCTTCTACTTGAAGCCGCGCGACCGGGCGTTTCTTCTCAACCTTATGCAGACCGGCGAAAAGCTTATCCAAGCTCAAATCGCTAAAGCCGAAGCCAATGCCGAATTGAAGCTCCAAAACCCGACCGCAGAGATTGAAGAACAAGATCCGTCTGTCGCTGGTCGACTGAGCGAGCTCAAAGCGTTGCTCACTTCCTGCACGGTGAAACTGAGCGCATGATTCATATTTTTAAACATGGGACCATTGTCGATCCGACAACCAAGTCCCCTATCCCAGTTTACGTAGACCTAGATCTACTTTTCGTTTGGTACCGATCGCCCAACTCGGCAAGTACTCACCTACTCGGAAACGGCGGAGCCATTATTCCAGTTCTGGAAAGTCCGGAATTGGTTGAAACCCTAAAAAGACAAAACCAGGAGAAAAAAACTAATGGGTAAGAAATCAAACCTTACTGAAGTTAAGCTGAGCGAGATTACTTTCGTGAAGCCTAGCGAAATGGAAGAAGGCGACGTTATCGCGGGCGTATACCTTGATGAGGTATACGGGGACTACGATACGCCTACGTTCCACATTGAAACCGAAGATGGAACCGTTGGCCTTAATGGAACCAAACAATTGGTTCGTTTGCTCAGCAAAGTGCCGAAGGGTGCCGAAGTTGAAATCGAATACAACGGCGAACAAAAGCTGACCAAAGGTCGTTTCAAAGGTAAGAACTTCCACAACTTCAGCGTTCGCGCCAGTGAAACGATTGGTGCTTCTGCATCGTCTAGCTCTTCTTCGCGCACGGCCGCTTCTAAGAAAAAGAAGGAAATCGAAGATTAATAATGAAGCCGTTACCGCCTAGATTTCTCAACAAACGTTATCGCAAGATCACGGTCCTAGAGGCCGTGGTCTTGCTAACGAATATGTTTAATGGGGCCAAACACAAAAATGTTGGCTTCGAAGATTCGAACAATACCATGGACGACTTTATAACTCGTCTCGGCAAACGCCGCATGTGGATTGAAGAATCGATGTTAGAGAGTGCTCTTTGGTCGTGCAACCTCATGGACGAGAACCAGAAGTTTTGGCACCCCAAAGGCTACACCTTTGACCAGTTCGTACAGGGCGCGCTCCCCCCGCAAGTAAGATTTAACAAGAAGTATAACTTTATCGAAGAGAAGGATTAGGAAATGAATCTCATGAGTCTGATTAATATGATAGGCGGTCGCAAAGCCCTCGCGATGCTTACAATGCTCGTAGTTGGTATCGCATTTGCGTACCTCAAAGGTGACGTGCCCCCTGGAGTACTTGTGCTACTTCAAACGATTTTTAGTGGCTACATCGCGGGCAACGTTGGTGAGCATTTCGCCAAACGCACTCCGGCTGAAGTTGCCAAAGATAATGCGGACGTTGCCGAACAAATGGCAGTTGTCGCACAGTCTATCCAGCGAAGCAACGAGGCCCTGTCCTACTTGGTTGAGTATGTGAACCACGTCGAATCGCGCTTCCAGCAAGCGAGCGGTGGAGCAACCAATAAGAACTCCGCCGCGGCGAGAAACCGCCGTGCGATGGACGATGTTGGTGAGGACGAATAGATGCACGAGCACGAGGGTTGTAAAAGCGACTGTCAGGAATGTTGCCCACACGATGAGTTCGAACACGATATGTGTCTTGATTGTGGGTACGAGCGAGATCCAGGCGAAGCGATTGACGCCGCTATGGCTTACTTCGAGGACCGTTAACCAACTAACATTTTGTTAGTTGACAACTAGCATAAACCTTGTTACACTCTTATTAGTTGGACGCAGTTAAGCGGCCACAAGCTGGGGTTGGGTATATGCTGGAGTTGATTAAACAATATCTCGAATCGATGAAGTCCTACTGGAGCCCTAATACGGCCCGGTCAGAGAAGTACCGGTTAACGCAACTAGCAAGTATATTAGATAGCCGCGATCCTCGTAAGTTGTGGGAAGAGCTCGAAAATCGCAAGCTCGCCCCCTACACCAGAAACACGGTGTGGACGCGCGTATCTAGTTTCTACGACTGGCTCATTACCGAAGGCCACGTAGATCCGGCTGAAGGTAACCCGTATTCGACCTTCCGACGTAGATTCGGCTTCATGTTTCGCAACAACTACACGCGCCGCCCGGCCCACTTATCGTTTGACGAAGCCATTAAGGCGATTCGCCAAATGAAGCATAAAGCGGCCCAGCGAAAGGCTCTGGAGCTCCTGTACGCGGGACTTCGATACGAAGAAAGTTTGACGCTCAAAGAAGGTATGGTGACCGGCAAGGGTAAGAAGGTACGACAAGCGTATGTACCAAAAATCCCTGGTCCTGAGTTCAAAGGCACCTACCAATCCTTCTGGCGCATCTTGAAGAAGGAAGCGGGATTAAAGCCGCACGACTTACGTAAGATTGGCCTAACGCGAATTTCAAATTTGTTAGACAACAACCCTTACGACTTGGTCGAGGTAGCTGGGTGGTCGGACATTAGTACGGCTATGAGCTACGTACCAGGACGTAAGAAGCGAATCGAAAAGGTACTTAAAGAGAAGAATGAAGAAGAGTGAGTACATTCATATTATCAGTGCAGTAGCCGACAAACTGTCCCTCATGGACGACTGCATTCTAGTTGAAGAAGTTCCGAAGCCTGAAGTGACGTATGGAAAATCGAGTCTCGTGGTCGCGACCGATCCACGCCAGGTTCGAGACGGGTTCGACCAAAACAGACCAATTGAAGTGATCGTACTTGCAACCGGCCAAGGTTACGCCGGAGACAAGTCCTGTGAATGTTCCGACGAAGTACTGCAAACAGGATGTAAGTGTGGAGCAATCACACCGTGTCGCGCGCGCCCTGGTAACGTTTGTTTGGTTAGCCTTAACGTAAAGTGGCTCAGCTACTTCGGACCAATCGTAGCTACCGAAGGTAAGCGCATAGGGATCGCATGTGATGCTGACGTTCAATATATTTATGAAACTGTGGACGAGTATAACGAAGCTTTTCAGACGATGCATAAGCTTCTTTACCCCAATGAGCAACAATAGCAAGAAAGTACCGAGTCACTATTACGTGCGCATGAAAGACTTTTCGTTTACTGGCGACGACGCCGCATCAATGGCAGCAATCTTAGCCCGATTCGCTACGTTCATTGATATGAATCTCGACGAGGCTGAGGCCTTCGAGATCGCAAGAGATTTTCTAAAAGACAACGACCTGAATTTGGTCACAGTCGATACGCTCGCTAAAGCGTTTCTGACAACCAAATTCAATCCCGAAAAACACCTACTGAACTAGTAGCGTAAGTGCGTAGAAAAAAGCGTCCGTTTGATCGTGACGCGTGGATAGCCCGATATCTAGAACCCCGTTTGTCGCAAATGTGGAACTGGTATCCACCGCGTCGTGCTGTGCGAGCTCGCGCCGAGGTACGCCCGGACCATAGTCGTTGTGCGATTTGTAAGAAGATTTTTCCTGACCACGAAACAGCGGTGGACCACATCATTCCTAAAGTCGACGTGCGAAACCATGCCGACTACGCAACTTGGGACGAGGCAATAGATCGCTGGCTCTGTGATGAAGAGAACCTGCAAGTTCTCTGTAAGCCCTGTCACAAAGCGAAGAGTAACCGAGAGAACACGTTAAGACGTGTTTATAGAAGGAAGCGAAAAATTGAGTAACAATACTTCGAGAGAGTTAGAAAAGAAGTTCTGGGTGGAAGGTCTGACTCTTCGCGAATTCTGTGAATCGATTACTTACCAACTGGATAATCTCGAACTTGATTACGTGCATCTCCCCTGGTGCGACACTACCGATACTTACTATCTCCCTAACAATGGAAGCTCCATTCAGTTTGCTAGAACGCGTGATAGCGTTGGCCAGCAAGCTAACGGTGAGTACCGCATCCTTAAAGAGATTACGATCAAGGCCAAGGATAAGGGTAACAACACTGACCGTCTTGAGCGAAACCTACAAGTAACCAATATTGAAACCGCGCATGCGCTTTTGGGTGATCTGATTGGTCACGGCCCGGCTGGTTCGCTGACTAAAGAAGAACAAATTTGGTTCGTCACGGTACCCGAAGGCGAAGTTGTACTTAGCGCCTGTCAGATTAACGGGCGCGCCATTGTGTTTGAAGTTGAAGGACCGACCATGGCTAGGGTTGAGAGTTTCTGTACTTTCTTTGCACAAAAGTTGAAGCCTGAGACGCGCTCGCTTTTTGAGATTTATATTCTGCCGTTCACTTTGGAACGCGAGAAGGAGTTAGCTGAGTGAGCACTACTCCCTACATGCACAAATGTGACAAGTGCGGTTGGTTTGGTCCCTTAAAAGATTGGGCTACTCGCGATTTGTGCTGCGCCTTCAAATCACCAATGGTTACTGAAATACAGGTTGGTGCGCCAGTATCAACTACTGAGCTCAAAGCCCGAATGTCTCTCCTTGATCCTGACTTCCTGCAGGCAATGGCCAAAGTAATGGACTTCGGAACCAAGAAGTACGCCGAAGAAGATTGGCGCGACAATCCCAAGGTCACAGTCAAAGGCCGGATGGACTCGCTTGGTCGACATGAAGCCAAAATCAATTCTGCATTCGAGTCGGACATAGACTCAGACCACGGCGAGAGTCACTTTGCCTCGATTGCCGTAAACGCGATGATTTGTTGGTGGATCGCTAAGAACCGTCCTGAGCGGGACGATAGGTGGAAGAACAAGAAATGAAATACCGACTCATTCAAGAAGAATCCCCAACCAGTAAGGTTGAACATAGTTTCGAGTGTGACGATCTTCCAGACATGTTGAATAGGCTGCGTTGGTTCTTAGCCGCTTGCTCATACTCATTCAATGCATCAGAAGAATTGGTAATAATCGAATTAGACCAAGTAGAAGATCACCCCTTTTATCGCGGCAGAAAAATAGCTCGCACAACTGCGCCGAAGAAGCGGGATAAACGTAAATGAGTTTACCCGATCTTATCAATGGATGCTTCGAGCTCTTTGGCTCCGCCGCAGTCTTTCTCTCCTGTCTCAAGGTGCGCAAAGACAAAAAGGTAGCCGGAGTCTCAATCCTCACTGTCGCCTTCTTCACATCCTGGGGACTTTGGAACATCTACTACTACCCATATCTGGGACAAGTGTGGAGCTCTATCGCTGCGGGAGCGGTGTGCGTTGCAAATTTGTACTGGGTATCTCTTTTAATCAAATACCGGAAGCGTTAATGAAACCAAAAAGTAGCTCAGATATCGCGAAGCTTTTCAAATCGATTCTTAAAGAAGCTGCAAAGACATTTGCGAAAGACGAATCTCAGATTACCCGACACCAATTCCTTCTAGTGGCCAATGGTCGCTTAGGAGATTGGACCTTGAAAAAGTACGGCGGTTATTCCGCGCTGCGCGAATGCGTTGCACCGGCCGCTAAGAAGAAAACCACAACTGAAGAACTCGAAGCTATTAAAAGGATCTTAAAGAGTGCTTAAAACTATTCTGTTTATCCCCGACACGCATCGCCCCTACCACGACAAACGCGCATGGAATTTGGTTCTCGAAGTAGGCGATTTTCTTAACCCCGATATAGTTGTTTGCTTGGGAGACTTTGCAGACTTCTTTTCCGTATCAAGCCATTCAAAAGATCCTAAGCGCGCGTTTAAGCTGGACGACGAGATTGCGGACGTGCGAGTTGGTTTGAACGAGTTAAAAAGTCTCGGTGCAGATGAGAAGATTTTTATTGCAGGCAACCATGAAGATCGTCTGTCGCGCTACATGATGGATCGTGCGCCCGAACTAGACTCCTTTGTTAGTATCCCTGAAATATTGCAACTGGATAAAGGCGGTTGGACGTACATCCCTTACCGCGAAGATGTGAAGATTGGTAAAATCTACCTAACTCACGACGTTGGTTCTGCAGGGCGCGGCTCGGTATACAAGTGCATGGATGCTTACCAACATTCAAACATTACTGGCCACACTCACCGCATGGCATATGTCGTAGAAGCAGACGCCGCAGGCCAAAGTAAAGTAGCCGCCCAGTTCGGTTGGCTAGGAGACGTTGAAGCCGCGGACTACATGCATCGCATGAAGGCCCGCAAAGACTGGACGCTTGGTTTTGGAATTGGTTACTTGGACACCAAGACAGGTGTCGTGTACATCACGCCGGTTCCGATCGTGGATTACACGTGCGTGGTTAATGGGAAGTTCTTTGACGGTAGGAAGGAAAAGCGCAGAACGCGCATAGTAAGTAAGGGGAAGAAGTAAGGATGAAGCTTCGAAAGGGAGAACTGCTTTGGGTGGATGGAGTCTGGTATATCGTTATCGAGAAATCGGGCGAACACTATCATTGCATTTGCGACCACGCTAACAACATTCATTCATGGAAATTCGAAGACGCCCAGTACTACGCTACTAAGGAAGATATCATCGGCACCACATACGGTCGGTGGCGAGAAGGTATGTATGAAGTTTTCGCGAAACGCCCAATTCCTTGGGAAGAGATCGCGTTAGCTCTGATGGGAGATTATGATCAGAGATTTAAACATTGGTAAGAATTAAGGAGAGAGTACGATGAAAGCTTGGGAAGCCAAACAAGTAGCGGCAGGTATCGATACTGTTACACCCAAGGTAGAGATGCTTCTAAAACTCATTAGGCATGCAGCGGAACGTGGTGAAACAGAGCTTACAGAGTACGGACTACTGGACAAGAAAGTTAAGCAAAGATTGGTAGATATGGGATACGAAGTTACTGAAGTGTACCCGTTTGCAACTATCGCGAGTCTAGCCCCTTCGAATACTAGAATTTCTTGGGAGCACGCCCGCCCTGAATCAGCTTCAAGTTAGCGCGCACTCGCTTCTGCCTGACAACAACAGCACGCATCCTTATCCTAGAAATCTGCCACGCAGAAATCCAAAGAACAATGCAAGCCGCTGCAATCCAAGCCATTAAGGTAATCCCTTAACAAACTCTGCAAACGCTGTAGCCGGACACATAAGGCCAACATCGCGCCCGTCCTGTACATCGCGTCCAACCATTACGCCTACTATAAATTGATCTTCGTCCAGCACCGGCGAACCAGAATCGCCCGGTATAACTGTTCCAACTAATACCCACGTATCCAATCCTTCTTCCACAACCCCAGTAAAAAAGAATGGTACTGCGTGCTGAAACGCGCGCCTACTACTAATCATCATTCCTACACGTTCTACAATTGGTTCGCGTTCCTGAACCAATAAGGGTTCCATCCCTGTTGTGTCGACTTTCAAAACCGCCCAGTCGCTCGACTCAACAAAATGCTTAGGTCCTACTGGATCTTTCATACCGTTCTTAACCAGTTCGGCGGGACGCAGTTGTTTGTTGATTTGGACGTAAACTTTTTGTCCTACTAGCGCACAATGTCCGGCAGTCAGTACATAGCCGGTCTTTATAACCGATCCTGAGCAATGCGCATATGCGCTGCCAGGGGAGCTTCCTGTAAAAAGCGCTACACCGCCACTAAAATTAGTAGGAATTTGAATCTGCGCGCCGAGACTAATCGCAGTTACAAAGGCAATACCAAACAAAAACTTAGCAAATTTCATTAAATAAACAGTCGAATAATTCCCGCGACTGCCGCCGCGACTACTATCAAAGCTCCTAGGATCTGGAAGAAGTGATACACCTTTACCAATGGCTTAATCTGGTAACGAAGGTGTCTATCGTCCTCAGATTGCTTCGCGCTAAGACGCTTAACGTCCTCAGCCTGTTTTTCTTCCAGAAGGTCAGTTCTGTGAATGTGATAATTAAGATCCTTACGGATGGTAATCATCTCCGTCTTAATCTCTTCAAGGTAATCGCGCAGTTTCATTAATCAGTAGCTCCCACGTCAGGCGGCAATTGATAAACTTCAGCTTCACTTAACAAGCCCGCTTCAATCTTCTTTTCCAAAATTGCAACAGCCAAATCGTATTGCATCCCTTTATCCATCAGATATTGGAGTTCAGTGCGCGCGTAGTCCGTAAAAGCCCAATCAATCCCAGAAAAAATACTCTTATTTGACACGGCTCTTTATTCCTTCTTGAAGTTTCTGGCCAAATTCTTGTTCCTTGCCCACACCAACAGCTACCGAGCGTAAAAAGATTTCCATAGCTTCTGGGTTCTTTTTCATGAGCTCAACGCCCTGTTTGGGCATGAATTTGAGAGTATCTAAAGCCATATTGGCGTAAGGAAGTACGGCCTTGGCCGCACCAATTCCCTTGAAAACCGCCTTAGGGGTAGAGGCTGTAAGCATCGCCGCAGTAGCGGGAATGGTCAGACCAGCACCAATTCCACCGGTACCAAGTGTGAACCCGGTCGCTGCCGCGGTTGCACTTCCTTGAAACCATCCCATCGCGGGAGTCGTTTTGATGAACTGGCTGGCCGCGTGGTTAACCTTAATTTGGTTACCCAGCTTCTCGCCTTCCTTGCCACCAA